TCATTTCTGAATTTGGTTCAAACACACTTGCTGAACGTACGCTTGCAAGCCTGTTATTTGCTGCTCTGCAAGGGCGATAGGCGCTCTGAGAGTGAAATAATCCCGTTGAGTGGCGTCAGTAAGTCGGGGGGTGGGTGCATCATCCACGCTGGGGGCGGAGGCGGCACTTGGCATGGGTGAGTAGGGGGCTTGGAGGTGCAACCGACGACGACCATCAGCCAGATCGCGCTCCAGCTGAGCAAGTTGATTTTCATCATTTTTTAGTGTTCGGGTGTGTTGGGCGTCTAATTGTGAAACCGTTTTAATCTGCTGGCTCATCTGTTCAAATACTTTTTGTATGCTGAACGATGTCCAAAACCGCTTGTTGCCGAGCTTTTTCGGCCTGTTGATATTGATGGCGATAATACAAAACCGCACTCAGCAAGGAGAGCAGTAGGGCGGCCATAATCCCTGGTATTTTCCAGTGCATCAGGCAAGTAGCCTGCGCTGTTCTTTTATCAGCGATGGGCAATGATATTGCTCAAATATCTGCATCAGTCTGGTTTGGCGATATTTAAAATCCCATCCCATGCGGAGAAATACCGTGTTGGCCCGCTGTAACTCGGTGATGCAATAAATTTGCTCTGGTGTTAGGTAATCGCGAAGAGACTCTTTGTGACTAATATTGTGATAAACGCGGAATTGGGCGGCGGTCATCCCCACAGCAATATGGTTGATGAGGTCGGCCTCACTTCTAAAGTGATGAGGAGCAAGAGATTGACCTTGCGCTCTGTGTGCCTGCTCGATGGCCTCCGTCATGGGTTTGTATTCAAGTCGTGCCACGTTGCGCGACTTTTCCTTATTTTCTAAGGCGGCACGCATACGAAAAAATTCAGCCACTAAGCGTTTTTTAAACGCCCGAACGATTGGATTATTGCGCATGTAAGTGATGAGCAGTGTGGTTTGCTGTTCATTGAGTAAAGCGACTTCTTTCTTTTGTGCCCCCCCTTTCGTCTGAAAGGGTCGCATTTCAAATTCCACCCTGGCGAATTCTTCCAAATCCGATTGATATTTTCTCACCAGTTGAATAACGGGTTTGTGTTCTTTTTTTACGCCGAGGGCAATAGCGGAAGAGTTGCTGACTAAATCAAATTTTTTAATTTCAACTAATGGCATAGTGTTTCCTTCAAAAAAAAGAGACTTCAATCACATAAACCCGCCTCTGAGTACAGAGAATCACGGGTGTTTTTTGAGGTCGATTTTGTGAAGAAGTCTCATTGGGTGAATGGCGCCTTTGGCGCTCAGAAAAAAAGCCTCAGACGAGGCTGAGGCTCAATGGCAATGAATTTTTCAGAGATTTGAATGCGGCCATGATTTTGATAAGGACGTTAAAATATCCTCCCACGTTTGCATTAAGGCCTTCCCATAGCAAAAACGGCCTGAATAAGGCGTTAATAATGTCAGCTTAAATCAAAGCAAGTTCAGATTTCACGCGAAGATTTTCCCTTTAGGTTTTCATTGCTTTCAGTTCAGATTCAAACAGCACTTTTTCTTTTTTTCTCCGTGCGACAAGTCCTGGTAAGGGCATTTTTTTGCCTTGAACTGTGCCATGGCAATATTTTGGGAACTCTGCGGCTGCGCCGGCGGCATCGCCTGAGTTTAGTTTTTTGAGCAGCGTTGAGACGGCAAAGGCCCTGGAGCGGATCTTAAAGATCGGAGAGACTAAGGCATCGAACTGATTTTGGTTCACGCGCACTTTTATCAATTGATTGAGGTGAGCTGTGATAATTGGGATATCTTCACGAAAGAACGCCTCGGCCTTCTCAGGGGTGATGACGTCCCCTGCCTGGACCCCGGAGTATGAACACATAGCCAATATGCTCCATTGGTTTGAGCTGCAGGGGTAGGCACTGAGTTTCAGGCCTTCAAACGCCTTGATCTGAGACCTCCCGTTAGAGCTGATATTCATGTTATTCCCCATTTTTTCTCTGAGTCCAAGATTGTATAGGGGCCCGAATATAATCTGTGCCGACATACCCGATATAAATCGCTAACACCCCAGGGACAGAGGCAGACAGAGACAGATCAAACGCGCTGTCTACGATCGACAACAGAGGCTGTGCAAAAAACGCCAACGTACCGCAGGAGAAGGCATCGAGTAATCTCCGGCTCCAGGAATATTTTCCCCACGCATTACGTAACAACGAAAACAAGGCGGCCAAACTGGCGTAGCTAAAATCGATTTGCTGGCTCCGGATCCAAGCCAGCAAGGCGACCCAAAATCCAGGCTCTTTCTCAGGTAGGCTCACAGGGGGGAGGGGGGGATAATCATGAAATAGGGCGACACTTTTTGATTGATTTCGTCAAGGAAGAGAGATATTTGAGACAAAAAAAGCCCCCACCGAGGTGGAGGCTTTTTGTTTTGTGTGCGCTTGTCGTAGACTGAATTAATTATCTGTGGTAACGGGGCCACAGTCAAGTACTTTTTTTGGCTTTTGTAAATTTTATTTCCAACTAAAAACTCCGGTCATCTTCATGAAAATACCAGAGTCAATTGATTTAACTGACTGGTTTTTTATGTAGATTTATAAGGAAAAAACCTTTATGCCCACTGTGGATTTGAACTGACCAAATGTGGGGGATTCTATTAGGAGAGGGAAACACCCACATCATCAAAGTTTGATCGCGAAAATCCTGGCTAAAGTTCAACATCCTTTGCGGGTATTAAAATGCCTATAATTGGCCCTTGATATTAAAAAAAGAGGTGGGTTGACGCTATCTAAAAAAGCATTGACCTCGTCAGAAATGAAGATTGAACTCCATTATTTGCCGCCTTACCGTCCCAATTTGATTCTATTGAAACGATAAAACCATACCTTTAAATTGAATGGGTATGGAGGCAATCTTAGACTTTGGAGATCAATGTTTTCCATTTAGTTTACATAAAATGATTCAGGAGATTGAGCTTTATAAAGCGGGTAGTTTGGGTTGTTAACCGTGTAGCGAGATAAAATATCGTTAAATGTAATATGACTTAAGCAGGTATTAATGTCGATTACATCGGGTCTATTTTTGCAATAAGCACCTACAAAATCATAATATTTATCAATATGTAATTGAGATTTTATTTGATGTATCTGATAGGTTGAATAGTTGCTGATTGACCATTTTTGGCCCGAATCATTCATTGTAAAAACTTTTATAGAAGGAAAATTTCCATGAGCTGTTGATAAGCCAGCTGTCAAATATTCACCCATATTTTGGTTTTCAGGCATACGTATGATTTTAAACTCATCCATGTGTGTATGAGCAGCTAAAATGCCTTTAATTTGTTTATAATAGTCATGCATGATTTTTAAAAACTGTTCTTGATAGGATTTATTCCAAAAACTAGAACCATCATAAACATTATTACCAACAGGGATATGCATTGCTATTAATACCGAGGTATTTTCTTTTTTTGCTTGATTTAGCTGTTTTTTCAGATATTCCATTTGTAACTGAATATGTTCCAATGGAGCGACATGCTTTGGCGAGAACATGACTGAGTTTAAACCAATCAGAATTAATGTATCCGCGAGTTTTATAGTAAAGAATCCATGTTTATCATTTTGGCTTTGTATGCACGGAAAGTCGGATTTGCCTTTAAGATGACATTTTATCCCTGTTGAAAGAAAACCATTTTTAAAACCAGATTGTAATGCAACCTTATAAGGCGATAACCCGTCAGAGAAAAAAGCCCCATAATTTTTTTCAAAGCTATCATTATTACCAAAAACATTAATTAGGTGTATCAGGAAACATGCTCTGTAAACCTGTCAGTGCTTTTTTTGTATTATCTTGCACAAATCTTGCTGGATTAGAAGTTCTTTTATGGCCTACAATATCACCCAAATAAAGTATAAATTCTGGTTTAGAAATCAATTTTTGAGAACCCACGTTCCGACGAATAAGTGATGATAGCTGTCCAAATGTTTTATTATCCATATCATTAGTGGCATTGTATCCAGAGGGGGCCATTTCCATCTTGTGAGTTTGTTGATGATTAAGATGGATGTCATTGATCGTCAAAAAATTAATTTTTTTAGAAAAAGCCTGTGGTATCAGAAAAGAAAATATGACTAAAACTATAGATGCCAGTATTTGAAGTTTCATTTTAAAAAAAATCCTTATATAACATATATATATTGTAATTATGATGCAATGAAAAATAAGTAAAGTTATTTATCAAATTCAAATGCAAACACAACGTCATTTGACTTTATTAGGGTAGTAGAGAATCACAAAAAGTAAGTCAATATATATGAAGTTGAATGAAATGTATTTTTTGTAAAGTAAAGATGGAGAAAGATGGTCAATCAAAAGAAAACGCCCCATAGATGTGATACCCCAGTGTCTCTGTTCGACTCTGGCGCACGCCCTGAGTCTTCGAAACCTAAAAGAAATCAGGGGCCCCCGTATTTCGGTTGAGCATTCGACTGAGCACCGTTGGGTGCTGTTCATTGGACAAGGTCTTTCGACAACATGTCTTATTTTACACACTCCAGGTTTTGCAATAAATTGGTTCTTTTTTAATTCAAAGTTTTATTTAATTTTAAAAATAATCTATCTATGCAACGGTAAGCAATATTTTAAATGAAAGTTATTTAAAAAACAAAAGGATACAAAAAATTTTGATTAAAAAACAAGCAATAAAAGACCATAAAATGGGATAAAAGGCGATATTTAAAGTGTGATTTAACAATGAGTTAAATTTTATTATGACCTGTGATTTGGCTCAAAATCAGGACATTCCGTGCTTTTTTCACTCTTTCATTTTCCAGTCACGTTCCTTTCTTAACCCCCCCTTCCAGCCGGACGCCCTTATCATATAAGCAGTTCGGCCCGGCGGTCATTGAAAATGATATTTGACCCCGATGGTACCTCGGGTGTCTGCGTACTTTTTCCCCCAGTTTGTTGAGCCACATCTCCCCATACATGTAAACGCGCACGGATTAATGTCCGCACACATTCCCAGAGAGCAAGATATGAGACATGCCCAGCCGCCAGAACGCCTCAGGTTCATACAACCCATGCTCGAACCCGTGTTGCGCGACCTGCTGCAACAACCCTCAGCCCGCACAAAAAAAGTGAGCACCCGCTTCCGCTTCATTGACCTGTTCGCCGGCATTGGCGGCATCCGTATGGGCTTCGATGCTCAGGGCGGTGAATGCGTTTTTACCAGCGAATGGAACAGGTTCTCGAAAAAGACCTACATTCAGAACTACGGCGACCCTCATCCGTTTGTGGGTGACATCGTTCCATATCCGGCAGAGGACGTGCCGGACCATGATGTACTGCTCGCCGGCTTCCCCTGCCAGCCGTTCAGTATTGCGGGCGTCAGCAAAAAGAATTCGCTGGGCCGCCCACATGGTTTCGAATGCACCACGCAGGGAACCCTGTTCTTTGACGTGGCCCGTATCATCGCCACCAGACGCCCCAGGGCATTCCTGCTGGAAAACGTCAAGAACCTGCTTTCACACAACAAGGGCCACACCTTCAACGTCATCCTGCAAACGCTCAGGGACGAGCTGGGCTATGATGTGCATTACAGGGTAATCGACGGGCAGCACTTCACACCGCAGCATCGCGAACGAATCATCATCGTCGGTTTCCGCGAAAAAACGGGCTTCTCATGGGATGACCTGAAACTACCGGAAGAAGGTCCGCGCCTTGCGTCAATTCTGCACAGGACCGATGGCACAGAGCCGGTGCTCCCCTGGGATGGAGAGCGCTTTTTCGATCACGACAGGCGGGCCGTGCCGCCCCGATACACGTTGACGCCCAACCTGTGGGCCTACCTTCAGGCCTATGCAGACAAGCACCGCGCCGCCGGCAATGGGTTCGGCTTTGGTATGGCCTATCCCGATAGTGTGACACGCACACTGTCAGCCCGGTATCACAAGGACGGGTCAGAAATCCTGGTATGGCAGGGCAGCAACAACCGGCCGAGACGCCTGACGCCACGTGAATGCGCCCGCCTGATGGGCTTCCCTGACGCTTTCCAGATACCTGTCAGTGATACACAGGCTTACCGTCAGTTCGGCAATAGCGTCGTCATGCCGGTCATGCAGGAAGTCGCCCGCATCATGACGCCCCACGTGCTGGCTCAGATCGCACATGAACGAAACGGCACTTCACCTGCATTGCCCCTGTTTTCCTGATGGTTGACGTAGTAGACCGCTTCATCCTACCCCCTCGGCACTCCGGGCCAAGTGATTTCTTCTGCTGAGGGGTCGAGGCGATGAAGGGCGATGCGATAGGCTTTCCATACTGTTAGGACGAGACATGTTCGTTGCCTAACAGAGGGAAAAATGTTCAGATGAAAAATTTTACTTGAACTGCTTCTGAGTTTATTTATGTTCACAAAATTGACGAAGAGATAACCCATGCGCTATATTCATCAAGCACCTGCCAATTCAGGTGTCGGGATTAGAACCCCGTTTAACTACAAAGGCGCATAGCACGCCAAGAGCGTGTTTTTTTATGCGTCAGTCTGCCATATCACACATTATGGTGGGCTGGATGGGGGAGCCTCACAGCTCGCCGGGTCCTTTGTAGCCGGTAGTTCTAACCCTGTTCAGCTCACCACCAACTAAGAGATTAGAACCTCTTTGGTGGTGATTGTCCTTCACTACAAAGGAAATCATTACTATGAAAAACACCCTAATATTCCGTAATACTGTTCTTGAAACCATCTTTCACAACGGGCAAATCTGGTTTACTTCTGCTGAGCTTGCTAAAGCTTTACAGTACAAAAAAGCTGACGCTATAACCCAAATTTATACCCGAAATTCCGATGAATTTACTTCCTGTATGACCCGTATTATTGAGACCCTCAATTTGAGTGTCTCGAATAAATCAATGATTTACGATAATCTTCGGCACAAAACCCGCATCTTCTCCCTGCGCGGCGCACATTTGATAGCAATGTTTGCCAACACGCCTGTCGCGAAAGAATTTCGCAAATGGTGTTTAGATATTCTTGATAAAGCAGTCGGAGAACCAGAATACCACCCAGAATCACCCGAAGTGTTTAACGGCAACGACCTCAACAACCTGGCTCGCCTGGTCTGGGAGATGAGTCACGGATTTCGTTTTGAAAATTCATGGAGTCACGGCATTTGGTCTGCTCTGCGGCAGGTCACCGGGATTCCCTCTCCGAAACCGTTTCAAACCCGTCACATTCCTCTGATTGCCGAAGAATGCGTTCGGATTTTTCATCTGACGAATCGCTTCAAAGACGTCGTCGCAGACACAGAAAAACAGGTCATCCGTCGTGTTATTCGACAACGGGAAGACGCCGATAACGTCATTTCGGAAATGAACGCTTTACTGGAAGCGGCGGCACATCACACCGAACACACCTTGGCATCGACCCTGGAAAAGTGGCAACAGCGTGAATTAACGCAATTTCTTCACCGAGGCCAGACGACTTAAACCTCGCCTTTTTTTGACTTTGTAATCTCACCTTTTATCGGGCGGGTTCTTTTCGCCCTTGATAAAACACGACCCTAAATATCGATTTTTTCAACACATCACGCCCATAGAAAAAACCCCTCTGAAAAAGTGACTTTCAAAGGGGTGCCAATAGGGCTAACAACAAGGAAGCAGTGACCATACCAAAGTAAAAAAGCAAATGATACTTATATCTGATTTTTTGTTAAAAAAAATTCATATAATGAATCATTCCTTTTTAAGGAATACGCTCTATTCCACTGATGAAATAGCCCCCCACTCCGGCCTATCAGGCCAGGTGATTTTCCCCTTCGAGGGGTCGAGGCGATGTAAGGCCACGCGATAGGCTTTCCAGGCGTTGAGGGCGTGGATTTCCTGCTCGGTGGCCATATTTAAATCGACGGCATCCTGCAAAGGCCCCATCTGCTGACGGGCCTGTTCGAGTAATCCCTGTTTCTGCCCGGTCTGTCTTTTCAGACGACGCTGATTTAAGGCTTTTTGATGGAGTTCAAGGGCTTCTTCGTAGCTAAACCCCATCTGAACGAGTTGATAAGGGTGGTCCGCTGGCACATTCACATATTGAACCCCATTGTTGTCTGTCAGACTCTCAAGATACACTGCTCCGTTCATGATTAACCTTATTTTTTGGGTTGATAACGTTTGTCATAGTCAAAGGCATAAGGCATCGTCACATCTGCATAGTCTTTTCCTAAAGCAGGGTCATCCGACCCAAAGGGTTTGACCATAAATCGAATTTCAAATGCAGAGTCAATAGAAACAGAGTCTTCTTCCTTATGTTTTATTTTATCGCCTCCTGCGTATGACCATTGAAAAATTTCCACCTCTCCTTCTTCACGAGAAAACCCTAAACGATGATGAGAAAAGCTGCTCGTCACAAAATACGTGAGCCCTCCGCGTAAATAGCCTCCGCTGTAGACAGGCGAATGGTTCAATGCCCCTGCACTCAGTCCATTTATCATCGGATATTTTCCATCTACAGGACGAGCAATACAGAGCATTCTATAATTAAGCGCTTTCACCGTTTTTCGGTAACTTTGATGCAGTCGTTTGATATGGAAGTATTGAGCATCACCGCCCCAAGGCGTATCTCCCCCTTCCAATTGCACTAATAATCCTGCAAGGTGTGTGATATCTTGACCAAAAGGAAATTTTTCACGATCCGTAGCGTAGGAACGATGGATTGTCAGCCAATTATTTGCGCCCTCATTGGGCGGAAAACGCCACCAGACGGGATAATATCGCTCAGTACTCAGACCCGTTAAATCAATCGTGGTGGTATAACGCGGCTCTCCTTCCAGTTCTTTAGCTTTGACCGTCTGTTTCCAGTCGTGACATTGCACTACCCGTTCATCATCCCCTCTCATCACGGTATGTTGAGTCGTCCCGAGAGGCAGGGTGGCCGTATGACTTAATCCCAGATTTTGGATAAACTGCGCTTTGTCCGGGATGTCCGCCCCGTTGTCATTTTTGGATAAAAATACTGAGTTTAGAATCTCAACAATCTGTGTGTCATCATCAGGATTTAATACACCCCCATTTTTGGTAATAACATGACATAGCTCACGTTGTATGGTATTAAACCACTTAGCAGGTAATAATGTAGGGCTGACCCCACCAGCCACATTACCCTCGGTAAATTCACCGTCTGGCGTCGCGGTATTGGTAATATCGCCAATTTTTTGCATAGAGAATCCTCAAAAGTTAATTTGATGAATTTAAAAAAACGTTTTATTTAATCAGTGATAGCCAAATAACAGCACTGTGAACGGCGGGGCCAGTGGGTTAAGTGTACATTCCAGCATGTTATTGCCCCAGGTAGCCAGCGGCTCTCCACAATAAGTCACACCACATTTAGCCCGAACATACGTTGTTTGCTGGGCGTTAACCCGCCAGACAAATGGCCAGTCATCCCCATTAATTGCCTCACCACATACGCTAAACCCTGCCCGAGCCTGACGAAACTCATCAATGGTAATGTCATATCCTAGCGTTTTGGCCAAACTGGTATAACACTGTTTTGAGAGTGATCCTTTGCCCACCAGCCGGGATACAACAGCCTGGCGACGGCGCTCAATGGTATATGTTTCGCCAATCGTGCAATTATCGGGCAGACCTAATGACTCCTCCCATTCCGGTAGCAACTCCAGCGCCGTGGCCGGGAAACCACCAGTAAGCAGACCAATCGCGCTGGCGTCTACGCGTTGAAATGACGTGGCCAACGCCTGGGCCAGTTTGGTGAGTGGATTATCAGCCCCCGTTTGCCAAACGCGCCCACGCGGGAAATGCGCCAGTAACGCCGATTGATAATCGGACGTAGTGAACAGGCTGGTCATGTAATGGTCACCGTTCCGAGTTGCGGGAGTTCGCCCACGCCCAGCGTGATATTCTGAGTCGGAGAGGTCATCAAAAACCCATCCGTTCCCGGAGCAGAAGCGATCGCCGCGTTAATTGACGACAGAGTGACAATACCTTCCCCTGCAGGATCTCCTCGGGTAAAAAATACCAGGTTAATTGCGGTGCTAATGGCGGCGGTCAGGTCCTGTTCCTGCTTGATGATGCCGGTAATGGCAAAATCAATGACTTTAGGGATCGGGGAAGCAACGTAAACCAGAGCCGTTATCGTCTGATTCGGATAAATGGCATCAGCAACGCGCAGCTGGTCACCGGTGGCTTTTGCGTAACAGCCCCAGTCTTCATGGTGCGAGAGGCCATCAGTGCCAGAAGGAAAGCCGTGGTTGGTCTGATCGTCCCCATCACACATAATGTATATTCCGACCGTTCCCGCGCCCATCAGACGGCGCACACACCACGCACGCGTCACACCCGGGACCGCCAGCGCCCAATTCACATAATCAGTCTTGCTCCCGCCTTGCGGTAATGCCTGATACGCCAGAAGCATTCGGGTTCGTAAAGGCTCGTCTGTCTCAACGTTAGCACCACCACTAGCCGGATGAATCAGCGTGACCTGCGAATCAACACCGGAATAACTGTTATCAAGCGTCAGCACGGTTCCCACTGGCGCATTACCGAGTACGCCACCAGCGGTGGGATCATCAAGCGGAGAGACCAGAACAGCGGTGACTGGCGTTAACGCAGTGCCATCAAGCCCGATGGTGACAGAATTATCCAGGGTGTATTTGATCCCATCCTTGCGATTGATAACGGCCCCGGCCGGGACTGTCCCTCCAGCCCCTGTCAATCTGGCGGCTGAGCTTTTGGCGGCAGTGGCGGGTTTTCGATATACGGTCACTAATGCCGCCCACGCTGCTAAATACTCATCTGTTGCGGTAAAAGGCGTTGATTGTTGTGCTACCCAGTCAAGATAGCCATAGTGGCCATATGACAAACCCGCCTGAACATCACCGGTGATCGCCAGGTTCGAAAACCGAAGCAGTCCACCTGTTTTCGGTAACGCACTCTGTATATCGCTCTTCACCTGCCCCCTCAGATCAGTGAGTGTTGGGTGCTTATACGGCATTCGCTATTTCTCCCCATGCCCAGTCAAATTCAACACTTCTTTTGCTCCCGTCCGGCTGCTCAATAGTAACGTACAGATATAAGGTCGACGGATAGACTATGCGGTAAGTGACCTCGACAGATCCCGCTATAAGGTCATCAATCATCCATTGCAGCGCCTCGCGGGCGTAGTCCCTGGCCTTTTCGGCCGTGTCACGGGATAAACGTTGACGATAAATCAGCCATAAGCGGGAGCCTATACGGTAATCCTCGCCCAAATCGCCCCACCAGCCCCGGCGATCGTCACGATCGTAGATATCATCTGCCCGCGCTTGCTGATCTGTAAAAAGGGAAATGAAAACTGCTGTATCAAGATCGTCACCGCTGGCCAGATCACCGGTTTCTGATACCCAGTCACCGGAATCCATTTTCCAGACTGTTTTGATATCACTCACTGGCTACCCTCCTACCGGCTGAGACGGTTTTGCACTGTCGATTGTGCGGTGACCACCCTGAACGTTTTTAACCTGGTGATCATGGTCGTTGTACGCCTCCCGGAGCTGCTTAAGGGTCGCTGTATTGCTTTCACAGTTGTCAATAATGTCTCCAGTGCATTTCAAAACCGGCGTTTTTGCCAACACTTCTTCACTGGCTGTGATCGTCACTACCGTAGAATTCACCACGTCCACCGGCTGACCATCTGCGTCTATGGTGATGCCTGTTTCCGTGAGCTTGACGAGCTGGCCCCACTGGCTATAGATAACCGTCTCTCCGGGTTTCAGGCCAGATTGCCGATGGGATTGATGATTTGACGCAATAATGACGCCTGATGAACGGTCCCCACCTAAAAACGCGATTACCACGTCAGTGCCCACCGGCAAACCAGACGAAAAACCAAAGTCGCTCATACGCGGCGTATCGCCTCGCACCTCTAAGGGAGTCTGTACCTGCAGCTTTTGAATGGGGCCGCTATCACTGGTTGCCGTCACTCGGCCAATAGATAACGCCATCTGAACGCGGCGCAAGAGTTGACGGTAAGCGGCGCTGATATCCATTAGTTATTAAGCTCCCTTACCTGCTGATAGAACTGGTACGGCTCAACGGTGAACGCCTCTGGCGGCATCAAAACAAGCTCGGCCGTCGTCCCACGCTGATCGCGAGTAAACGTCACTTCAGAGAGCAACCAATACATATCTGTAATGTTAAAAACGGGAATACTGATCGGAATCTGGGTATTGATTTCCCAAAGTTTACCGGACTTATCGCGCCAGCTGTCCACAACGACGCGGAGAGCTTTTGAACGACCGTAGCGCCGGTTCATTTCCCAGTCGATATACTGTTGGGCCACACCATTCGCGATCATCGTGCTTTCGATGATGTCTATTTTCTTGCGAGGGCGCATTTTTTCAGGGTCCTGGGCGCTGGCCAGAAACGTTCCGCCATATTCAACGGAGGACCCCACTTCATAAAGCGGCGCAACCGACATGGACAACCCAGCATAGTGGGAAAAACGCTGGTCTATGCTGCTTTGATAGTCTGCCGCCTGTATGTTCTCGCCCTGCATCACCCCTGACGCGGCTTTTTGTGTGCCCACGCGGGTGAGGTATAAATTGCCGTCCGGGAGGTCATACGCCAGTAACGCGCTCCAGCGGCACACACGATCAATAATTTCTTGCGGACTTTCCCCCCAGTTAATCGTCAATTGCGGCGCGGCCTGTAGTCCGGTCACGTCTGTTGTCACGTGAATATCGTACGGTGCGGCGAGACGCTGAGACATGGCCAGTGCATCGAGCCCCGTCATCACATTACTTTCCCACTCCGCCGAACAATCAACCAGATCCTGACATTTTCCACGACCGGTCACACGAATCTGATGCTGATTTGGGCGGATTGATGGGCAACAGCGGTCAACGTAGCCGGTTATGACCATGTCTTCCCCCAACTTCACAACGCACGGATCACCAGGACTAACCCACTGTTGTTCGCCACCGGGGTAATAGTCCATGATGGAAATATCAAAGTCTGAGGGCATTCTCTCAATGCCGCGCGTAATCCGTATCCGGTCCCAGCCGTGCAACGCGCGCGCCCTGACCTCAAGGTATAGCTCGTCTACTTTTTCCGTTTTTTCGGTTGTCATTTGCTGAGCGCCTTAAAATCCAGTGGCATAAATGCCGGGTGAACAGGATTAACGCATCTCACCAGCTCGTTATTGCGTGCCGGATCCTGATAAATACGCTCAGAAAGAACAAGCGAGGGGAGAGAGGTATCAAACTGGTATTCTGTGAAACGGGCCAGATTTGCCCCACGTTCGGTCAACTTTGAAACCACCGTATTATGTAACGCGATCAAATCACGGTATGTGTCATCGTGTCCCATATCAGCCGCATTGACCGCACCCACCTCCAGAGCCTCACCCGCCAGGGTCATCATATCCCAGGCGTCATCAGGAGATACCGGCTGATAACTGAGCGCAGCCCGCCCCAGACAAGCCAGAGCAAGACGCTGAAAAAGGAGTGTCGCGGCATCTTGTACCGCACCATCAACGCCAGGAACATAACCACCGGTTTTAAACACGGACAAATGAATAAAAATTCGGATCTGATCCTGTGGTTCACTGAACGACAGCACAACAGCGGATAACAGCGCATTGGCCACGCCAGCATAAGTTTCAGCGTCGACCGATTGAGCTAACTCATCACCGACTGTGGCCACTTTGCCGCGATTCTGAGCGCTGGCGGCTTTTTGCTTCTGCATTAGGACCGGGTAGGTTTGGTGACTCGCCAGACCGCTATTGCCCGATGGCTGAAACCGGCCGTAATGGTTGCTGTCAAAAACATCGGTCATGGTATTGATAAGGTTATTGGCTTGATTCACCGTGCCGTTGACCTGGCTCACCCAAAAAACAGCGGTACTTTGTAACGTCTGAATAAGCGCCGTACTCTTCCTGAGTATGCTGTTGACGGTCGTCACAAACTGGAGCGTCGTTGTAGCGATAGACTTTAACCACGACTTCTCATCCGGGAGTGGGGTTGACGTCGTCACCGGAAACACTTTCAACCCGGACTCGATCGCCCTGAGCGTGAACTCAAAGTAGCGGCCGTTATCCCATTGCTCAACAATCTTGAGCCCCCCAGAAGGAATACTGACCGTTAACTCGCCATATGTCGGGTGAATCAGTGTCCCGGCACCGGCTGTTTCACATGCCGCAATGAGATTGGAACGCTGATCAATGACCGCCCCGCCACCATATATCACGCTATCCTCAACCAAAAAGCCTTTCACAGTCAATTGACGGGTGGCCCTTCCCAAATCCTCAATCCACGGTTTATCACGATAAGGGTACTCATGGACGGCCGTTTTACGGCCAAATGCGCTTTTCCCCCCAAGAACGGCAAAGGGGACACCTCTGAATTGGGCTTTCTGGAGGGTTTCAAACCACTTTTTAGACCCCTCTGGATCAAAAAAGTCGGTCACTGTATTCATCAGGCGCATAGCTACCCCGTCAATGGCATAGAGACCGCAACCCGGCCCCCGGTCGTGCCTGTCGCCTGCGTTTGTTGGTGAGTACGAGGATCAATCATCGTGACTTCAACCTGTAGTCTGGTGTTAGAAAGCCCCTCCCGAACCGCCTCGGCAATACCCTGGCTGTGATCCTGGCTTTTACTGTTATTCACCGTCGATGTACTGGATTTACTGTTGTTATTGACTGTGGAGGTGTTAGAAACGTTGTTGTTTTCCGTCCTGTTCTGAACCTGGCTAACCGGCGCGCCGCTAATGACGGATTGAACCTGTTCTGAGGACCACGGGTTGTTACCTTCCTGGTTAAACAGGGCGGTTAATACGCGCGCTCTTAACGCTGGATCTGTGAGATTCAATTGATCGCCTGGTTTCACCCCAAGCTCCCGACTGGCTCCCGATATCATGGCGCGTGTATTATTCCCGTCTGAAAGTGGGGAGGCAGTGCTAATGATTTGCTCTATTGTCGTCAGAGGCCGATTCCGTGCGGCCTTGCTTTGCCCGGTGTAATACAGCATTAACTGGCGATCAGCGGCAGCAATGCCCACCTCGGGCGTCTCAAATTTTGCAAACCGGGCAGATCCACCAGCACCAGGCTCCATCACCGCGCCTTGCTGGCGAGCATAGTTCATATTCCACGGGTTATTATTCCGCACTGACCGTGCGCGCGGGTTAACACCGGCACTGGGCTGGCCAATATTTACCCCCTGATAACTGTTTACACCCGTTGAATTTGAGCGTTGCAGCGCAACGGCCAGATCGCTCGCCAACTGATTGGCCATTTCTTTAGGACCGTAATACGCCTGGAATTTCTCACGTAGACCATCCGTCATAACCCCAAAATCCATCGCCGTTTTTTCGGTGATGGTCAGCGTCTTATAAAATTCAGGGTCGTTATATCCCTTTCTCAGCTGTTGAGACTCATCCCCTCTTGTTACCCCCAAAGCGTGCATTAATGCAACATTATCAGGGCCATGAGTTAATATATCCGTGATGCCTTCCATGCCATCTTTAACTGAACCATCGGACAGCAGCAGGCTGTAAAAACCGCCTCTGGTTTTTTGTTTCAAACCATCCCATGCAGCGCCCATTTCATTGATAGCGCCATTGATGCCAGTGAGATCGTCATTTAGCCCATCAGGAACAGTCAGCCCAAAATCTTTAGACTGACTCATTAACTCATCAAAATTACCCGTCCTGAGTAATTTTAAGCTATTAGCATCAAGGCCCAACCTATCGGAGACTTTTTTCTGATTCTGAGAACTTAAAGCCGGAAATACCCTGGACAGATGACGCATCGTCCCCGTTAAATCAGCGGTTCCATCATCATTTTTAGCAATCTGGGCGCCTATTTGATTAAGAAGAGATAACGTGTCGTGACTTCTTCCCTGGAGAGCGTCATTAAATACACCATAAAGTCCCTCAACAGATTGTTTAGCCGAATCGGCATCCATACCCAAAATTTGCATCGCACCGGATAACTGAGTGAATTTCTCAACGCTTAATCCCGCGTTCTGTGCAGACGTAGAGAGTTCTTGCGCACTTTTACCCGCTTCTCTCATGCCCGTCACCGTTTTATACATCCCTGCGGCAGCGGCACCAATGCCAAGAGATAACCCCCCACCATTTTTAATGGGGAGACCATATCGCCAATTAACTGAACACCCTCTTTAGCAAAGGTATTCAACCCCTTAAATTGTCCTGTAATAGAATCCAGACCATTTAAAGTGTCTTGCCCTCCAGGTTTTAAACCTCCTTTTAATTTATCTAACGGCGGGTATAGAGACTGCACTGAGCGAATAATACGATCAATTTGCTTTGATGCATCATCATTGGCTACCAAATCAAAATCGAACTGTTCACCCATGAACTCCCCCTCCCATGCGTTTCATTTGTAAGTACCAGAATAAAAAACGGCTGGCGGGTAATTTGCCCGCCTCATAAGGACCCCAGTGATAAAAATGTGTCACTTCGGCTACTGCGTTCCCCCAAACGATGGCGGATAACGCAAAAAATCCAGCAGATATTTCTCCGCTTTCCTATAATCACGGTAATTCATACTCTTGATTATATTTTGAGGGATGAACGGATCACTTAATAATGAAATAAGTAGTCCCATCGCCGACATATTCCCGTTTTTAGACTGCTCATCATAAAACTGTTCAATTTGAGAAAAACAGGGTTCTTTTATCACAAGGCTATTAAAGGTTTCCTTACCATCTACGGAGGATAACGGCTTAATAAGGTTGAGCGTAAACGATGATTCCAGACTATCCAGAAAAGCCAAATCGTTAATGACTGTTGCCATCATTAATTCTCCGTAACCGAAAGACCTTCCCATTTAACATCAAACTTCGCATCTTCGGAATCCACTTCCTGCTCATCAACGGTCCACATATGACTACCAATAATAGTTTTACCGTTGGCTAACTGAGCAACTACAGTGACGTTGGTTTGATTGTTAAATCCAATAACAGACGTTCCACGACTGTCACGCAATGACATTGAAATAGACCCTGCTGAGGGTTTTTCTTTGTAACCGTGAACTCCATCCATTCCGGTCAGTGTTTCACGTTTAACGCGAGTGGGTTTATATTTAAACGAACCCTCGACCATCACTGTTAAACCATCAACAGTGACATAAGCGGTCCCCGCGAGTAAACCGGTTGTATCAGCCATAACAGATCCTTAAATATCATGATGATGGTTGTAAGCGGAATTGCGCCAAAACAGCGAAAATACGTAACTGATTCATTAATACACCATCCCAGAGAACATCAACACGACTGGGATTCTTCGCGTTCTGCTCAACCATCAGACCAGCAGCAAACCCCTTGCTATCCTGAACATAGCCTTGCCATTCCAGAGACTGATACTCAGCAATCAATTCAGCTTTGATAGTGGATGGCGTAACAAGGGCTGAGCCTGGCGCAAATCGCGTCCCATCTTTGGCTAACTTCACGCGGCCAAATTTAGATGTGACGATCGAACGCATGTCCCGCATACAGAACATCAACAAGAACAACGTCTCAACCTGTAAATAGCTGTCGTCCGGCTGGCCATAGCCATTTAAGTGGTATGTGGTGATCACATTCTCAATTTGAACTGAGCCATTAGTCTGGACGGTAAACGTTGAAATTCCGCTATATAACAGCGTATTACGCTCTGTCAGTGAAAAGCACGACGTCATTGGGGGAGCCAGTACACCACGAACAACCAGAGTCTGTAGAGGGCGACCGGGATCATTACGCAAGCTAACCGCACTGGCTCCCGCGTAACCTGCGGACCATGCATAAGACGGGGACGGAGAGTCATTCATCCCCATCAGGGAGGCGTGCTGGTCGTTGCGTCCTTCCCCTTTTGAGGTGAGTACACCGTATGTCCCGGACGTTGCACCAAAGGCATGGCCGTAAGTTTGCTGGCTATAGCTCCAGCGGCCAGTTTGATCATTGAGAAAGTCACGAACAGCATCAAGCGACGTCGTGTCATCATATGGGAAAACGATAAAGTCATAATTGGTATCGTGCAGGCTGGCCAGCGCCGCCGATAAATCAGGAGATCCAACCCCACCCGTCATTTTTACAATCGCAATATCTACACCTGGAGGCGAATATTCTCCACCACTGGCCCCAAGATAGTTGAGACGAATATCAATGGTATTGCCCAGCGCACCCAGATTTTTAGCTTTTAACTTAACCTGAATGGGATCACCTTCTTCCCCTGTAACCAGTTCAGCAGTCACAGGAAGGTCAGCGTTTGCGCTAATTGCCGTCACGATAGCGCCACCAATATCGGCACTGGTATCTGTTGGAACAACGGCAACCTGTACCCGAAGCCCGGCAATATAGAGTGAGATCACTCCGTTGGCAGTCGGAACACCGGTAATGGTTAACTTACCATCCGCCCCCGTCATTCCGGCAGCAGCATCAGCCAACGGCAACAGATAAATAGTTCCGCTACTGTCATTTTGCAAATACACATCCATCATAGCCGCGAGCATAGAGCCCTGACCACAAAGGACCTTGGCATTTGCCGAACTGGAACAAATAACAGACTTGTCAGCGGTTGCCGTTCCTGTTTTTAGCATTTGCCCTACAATCAATGTATTTTGATTTACGGTGGCGGTATTTGCCTGAGAATTGTCAACCTCAGCAAAAAATAATGGCGTTCTTAAATTACCTGGCACATTCTGAAAAGGGATCATTTATCACCCCCTTTCGGTTTGTTTTCTTTTTGAGTGACTACAATAACATCTTGATCGCGGACACGACGTTGCCAAAAAGGATCGCTGTCTGAAACCTCAGCCCCCTCATTCGGCAATAATGTCAGCTTAAACGGATCGCGAACTTCGCAACCCTCTCTTGGTTTAACGAACATAAATTTAACCCTCAAAGTTGATTTTGACTTTCGGTTGAGTTGTTCCATCTGGGATAACTAACGTCATATCAACTTCTTTACGATCATCTGAAATGACAGGATAAAAATCATCCGGCCCCTGAAAATATTCAACAGAAACCAGCATTAACAGCTGACCAATATGACCTTCACCGCTTGAATCAATATCCACTCTCGATGAGACAGAAGAATATTTCTCAATCCTGCGGGTGAGTTCATAACTGTTAATCAGAGATTTTAATATTTGTTCCTGTAACTCCTCTAATTTAACCTCAGCATTCATCGCCCCATCTTCATTCGACTCGCCGTCAAACTCCTCAACCCGTGCCGTTATGCGTAAAGTTGTTGTGGTATTGAATTTAGGAACGTTTCTATCAATGCCTTTTTTATCGTCAGAGTGAGTCTGAATGAGTATCAAGGGGAAAAGATCACTACGGGTAGGCCAATCGCGAGGAGAGTAAACCCTATCCTCTGCGTCCGTATTATCTTTTAACGCGATAACAGCTAAATTCCTGACCTCTATTGAATCCATATTATTTGCACACGTTAAGTATTAACTTGACGCCCCCATGAGAATCGGGCTGAACATCAGACACTACATAAAGCGTATTATCTGAATAAATAAATAACCGATCACCTTGTTTGGGTTCTCTCAAAAACTGGCACAACCTCACACCTATAATGGGTGAAGTTGTGTTTATTTCTGACGAGCCATCAAGCGTTTCAAACTCTTTTGAATAGGGGCGATCAAAAATCCCCTCGGTATCAAAAGCAATGCCATTTTTAGGTCGGTAGTTTATCGGTTGACCAAAAACCCTCTGGAGTGGAGCAAGTAAATGCTGATCCCAATTGATGCCCATCAAGTCCCCGATTGTACAGATACGACTGGTGTCGCCCGCGTCCATGCGAGCTTGCGGAGTTGTTTAACATCAGTCACAACACCCAACCTGATCAACCGTTGCGCGTCTTCTGCTGAAAGCGTAAACGTTCGGCTTTCGGGATAATCCTGACCATCATGACGTACCGTGTTGCCTTTGGTGACTACTACGGCAACCCCCGCCGTTTCGCCGTCCGGATTATGACCTGTTTCATCACCATCACCATCACCAGCGGTGTCGGTAAAATTATCGTCACCCAGGTCAGAAACTGGCGAAATTTTGTCTACCACAGACAATATTTCAGCATCTACCTGCAACTCAGGCGGCAAGTCGCCCAGTTCGTTATCTGGCTGTTGAGTTTTTTTAGCCATATCATGCCACCGTAGCGCAAAGTGAGGCATTAACCCGGCTCGGAATGACCAGAGGAGCAGATTGCATCATCAGCAAACGTTGTGCCGGGTCTTCTTTTACCCATGTTTTCGGGGCAAATGCCAGAGGCCCATAATGAAACTTTGGATCAAGAATCACGCCGAAAGCACGCGTCCCCATCAGGTCTGCGCAGCTCATAATGACCGCACCATCCGGGATAAGTGGCTCTTCCCTACCCGTCACCGGATCAATAGCCCAGTCGTTATACAGCCACAAATCAAAGTTACCCCAACGACCTTTATAAACAGCGCCTTTTTGAATTTGTGCACCCGCATTAATCTGGTTACCAAAAGGGCTCAATGCTGGGAAAGTAATGGCATTGTCCTTGATCGTGGTATCAAGACGAAAAGCACGCCATGACTTATTGGTAAAAACCAAATCAGTGGGCACCGCACCAGAATTTTTGAGGAATGATGTCTGCCATGTTTCAATATCATCAGACGGTTGGGTGTTGGTGGCCCCCGAGGCAACGCTCAGTGGCCATTTGTCCGATCCACTGAGCGTCAGTGTTAAATCAGCCGACCGGCCAAAATCAACAACTTTAGTCTCATAGCCCTCGCCAGCCACGGTGACCGTACCTTTGGTCAAAGCGCTCGCGGCCATCCATTCCAGTCGGCGGTTAATCATGTCGATCTGGTCTGCCATCTCAAACTGAATGTTCAACATTTCACGTTCGGCGGCGGTAAATTCACCACCAATACGCTCACCCATCTGGCGGCGAATTGGTTTGCGCAGATCAGGGGCGCGTTTATCTTTGATGTAGGCCGGTTTGAAGGTATTGGTCTGGTATTTGCGCTGTTCAACCAGTTTTCCCTCCACCAGCGGCGAAACAAACGGTGCCATACGGCGCAGACCAACATCTACATCAATGGCCACTTCCTCTGTTTCATAGGTCACCACATTGGGAAAGAAGCGATCCAGCAACCAGTTCTGGCTGGTCTTCAGGTTAGGGACAACCTGCACCAGCACGTTGGTATCAAAAATATTTTCCATAGTCAGTCTCTTTATTCAGGACGAGTACAATCCTGCCGGGTAAATGGCATAAGATGCGTTTTCGTTGGGATTAAATCAGGATACAGGCGACTGGATACTGTCGCGCAGGAAAATAGGCAGCGGACGGAATGCGGCTTTCAGGTCTGCAATGTTCCAGGTGGCATCAATGATCAATCGGTTTTGATTGAATTCACCCATCAGGTAAATACCGCCTGTTTGTGCTGTCGTAGTGGTATCCACATCGTCAACAAGTATTGCAGATGGTTTCTCGCTGCCATCAGTCGCATCTTTTTTGCTGGGAATGTACTCGCCTGATGTGGTGACCATGCCGAGTACAGTACCACGCCTGATCACACCTGAAACACCGATGGTGACAGAGTCAGTGACCACCTGAAGTGGGCCTGAGATTAATTGATCAGGGATAAACACCCCGCTCTTCATACCCGGTGAAAACGGGTTGTGTCCGAACTGGTCCATTATTTTTCACCTCGTACAGTGTTATAAAGATTGGTCATTTTATCTGCCAGCGCCGCTTTATCTGAAGAAGAGGGTTTACGACCATCTGGCCCTAACCGAACCTGTTCGCCATGCATGCGATCATCCAGAGACAGACGTTTTGATGAAACAGCAGGTACCGCGCCTATTGTTGCCAGCGTATTGATCGCCTCACGGGAACTCATGCGAGTGCTGAACGCCAGATGTGCTGCCATATCAGGGCGTCCAGCAGCGTGTTTACTGCCAAAAATCGCGGCACAGCGTTTACGTTCAGCATGGCGTCCCTTTTTCACATCCCGATTGTCGTTTTCATCCTCTTCGGCATCTTCTTCGTCATCCTCTGCGTGTCGGGAGCGGGCTTTTTTGCTATTTTTCGAGGTTTTATCATCATCGTCATCAGGGTCGCGATCGTCATCATCTTCCATGTCTTCACGATCATCATCGTCCTCAGAGTCTTCCTCATCATCACGATCTTCTTCAGCGCGGCGGGATTTCGTCTTTTTCCCTTTTTCTTTATCGTCTTCCTCTTCTTCAGAGGCTTTTTTCTTCAGGCCCAGAAGGTGGGCAAACTTAAAATTGGACATACGTTAAGCTCCTGCTTCATTCAATAATTTTCGGAATGCGGCATCAGGGGTCATGACAGCATCTGCCAGTCCTAACCTGACGCCATCAGCCGCCAGAAAACAGGCAGCCTGGGTATTGCGGATAGTTTTCTCAGTCATGCCCCGATTTCGGGAAACAGTACTGACAAAAAGCCTACCCATCGTATCCACATCATCCTGTATCGCAGCGCGAGCCTGATCGGTCAGTTTGACGTAAGGATTGCTTTCAGCTTTGCGGTCGCCGTAAGTGATAATAGTGACCGCCAGCCCATCTTCTTTTATCCTTTGTGACCAGTCACAATGAATAACGATGACGCCAATCGAACCAACACCACCGGTACGCGGGACGTGGATACGGTCGGCCGCGCTGGCAATGGCATAAGCGGCTGAATAAGCATTTTCTGTCAGAATGGCGTGAATCGGTTTTGAACCACGGGCGAGACAGATTTCATCAACCAGGTCAAAACACCCGGCCACTTCACCGCCCGGAGAGTCAATATCAAGGCAGATGCCGCTCACTTCGGGATCATTCATTGCCGTCAGAAATGATTGTCGAATGCCGTCATAACCGGTCATCCCGCTGTAAGGCCGCAACGAACCCAGCTTTTGAACTAATGTTCCCTGAACAGGAATAATGGCAACGCTATCTACCACGTCATAACCGTTATCTTGTTTTTTGGCTTTACGGGTAAAACCCTCATCGTCCCCTAACCAGTCAGAGGCCAGGGGGTTGATACGGGTGATCCCGAAACGGTCCATCATTGCGGCCATAACTACTTGGGCCTTTTGCGGATGCAGCGCCAGTGGTGTGTTGAACAGCCGTTGCGCCAGGTGTGAGTTCACTGTTCCTCCGGGTCTTTGATTGTTGCCGGGGCAAATACATCCGCTTGCGCCCAGCTGGGTGGCGTTAGTCCGCGTTCTTGAAATGCCGCGATTTCTCTGGCACGCTGATCCAGCATTTCTTCCCAGTCTTCACCTGCATTCTCTGCCGCTTCCATTTCCAACGTGGAAAGTCCGGCATCCATGCCAAGAATTGCCCCTTTTTTCTCACTCACAGGATCAACCCAACCACGGCCAGGCCCCATCCACCGGGCACGGCAATAAGCCGCCCTGGCATCCAGAAAGTGTGGCGCACCAGCAGGCAGGGGTAAATCTTCCGTATCGTGGATTTCTTCAATGAATGCGGACAGGATCGGCTGGGCAAATCCGACAGAAAAATCATCACGGCGGCGGGTTAATGTTTTCCAGGCTTCCAGCATCGCTGAACGGGCCGAGCTGTAGTTAACGTCAGACCAGTCCTGTGTAACCTGCTGAGTGGATAAACCGGTAGCAGCGGCAATATTACGTAAGGCAGCGCTTTCAAATACGTCAAAGTTGCTGTGTGGCCGTGTCGCCGTTACCGTTTCAATTTTTTCTCCGGGGTACAATTGCGGTAATCTTGCGCCATTTTGCAACGAGATGCGCCGATCCTGATGATATTCAATCCTTCCATCCTGATAAGCGCCCATTGAACTGTCATCGTAAGTTTCCCCCAGGGCGGCTTCGACCATTTGCGGATCATACGGCGAGGTAATATAAGCACCGAAAATTGCGTTAAGGATTGCGGCCTCAAGTTCTGACTGGTCGTATTTAACCAGCATTTTCAACCGCTGAACAACCGGGGTTAAAATGCCATTACCCCGGTGCTGTGCGCCACGTTCAAAATCATAATCATGCACAACATGTGGTCGCCCCCACTGGGTTTCACGCGGGATACGTTGCCATGTCATCGTTTTGGCAGCACTCCACCAGTCGCCGATATGTGCTTCCCGAATATGGTAGGCAACTGGCGCACCATCAGCATCAATTTCAACGCCACCACGGATGTGCGGCATGTCGAAATTCTGTTGCGGGTTACTCAGGCGATCAGGATCAACGATCTGAATTGTTGTTGCATAGCGACCACGCCCCCGCCCGAGACGGTCCGGGCGGTATTGCAGTAACGCCAGCGCATCCCCGTCTAGCAATTTATGCCGGAACCCCAACCGTAACATTTGTGACACACTCTGCTTGCGCTCAACATCACAGTAACGACCGGGGTCATTGGCCCACGAACGCCAGTGAGCCTCAACCACCTTACCGTACTCGTCAGCCCATGTAGCATCGAATGATGGATTACCGGTCATCAGCGCCAGCATGCGATAGTCCGGCTTAAGTATTGGCCTGAAATTAGCACCGATGGCATTATCCAGTACGCGGGTAATACTACCGCTGGCCCAGCCATCATTACGCGCCAAATCACGCACGCGGGACACAATACGATCACGATAGATATTGATCTCATTGTCCGGTGACCAAAGCGCCGGTTGCCAGTTAGCTAACTGATCGCTGAATGAATCCGCAGCGTCATAAGGAACGCGGGCGCCACCGACCAGCATGGAAGCCTTTGAACGGGATGGTGGCAATGGTTGCCCGTTGGAGTCAAGTATCCTGACATCATTCATCAGAATCTGAACCTCATTGGAGCGCGCGGCCTGAGATGAATCCCTAACTGAGCCTGGAGAAGCTGGATCAGCGCCATCAGGTCAGCCATTGATGCCTGTTGAAAAGAAACTGACCGGGTGCCGTCTCCCTGGGTATATGAAAACGACACACCACGTGATCCCGAGGCCAGATCGATATACGCCTGCTGCGCCTTGGTCAGCGCATCCTGCAATTGTTCACGGGTCATCGCTCCGGCCAGCAGTCTGGTATTACGGTTAAGCATGGAAGTCCTTACGATGGCAAAAGTTGTGACAGGCGCTTGCGTTTAGGTTTCTCTGCGGGTGCCTCGGCAATACCACCGGGTAAACGCAGATTAGGCTTTTCTGCCGACTCAACCGGAGCAGGTAACAGGCGATCCGGGTTAAGTACAATGCTGTCAGCCAGAGAATTAAGCTTCAGTCCCATGTAAAACAGTCCGCACAGCGCCGCGTAGCTATACACCCGACAATCCAGCGCTTCGTTAGCTCGTCCTGGCAGTTGTTCCCACACGCGGTAACGCTGGCCACCAGAAACTTTGAGCACTGAACGCTCGGCTAACAGCTGGCTGAAATAGTTCAGATCACGGGAATCAGGAAAGTGCATATAGCTGGCTGATGGTTCACCTGGCAACTTGGGTGGATCGATATGCAACCGGCCACGGATAGTATCTTTTGCCGCATTGACGCCAATGATGATCGGTTTGAAACTGGATTTACTGCGATTGGTTGGTTTCTTTGTCGGCCATACCGGAGAGCGTTTGCCACCTCGTGCCGATTCACCTTTAATAGCCCAGATACGGCGGCCAAGACGTTCTTTAGCAAACTCGTACACTTTCTGCGTGTGGTGGCCACCGGAGTCCATGCAAGCCGCCATGATGGTAAAGCCTCGTCCATCAGCACGCCGCCAGATTTGCTTCAGGTAGATATCCAGTCTCTTCCATGGTTCATCTGTTTCCAGATCACCCTCGATGACATCGAACGCTATCGACCAGCTTTCTTCATTACGCCCCCAGCCAGTGACCTCGATTTCAAAGCGGCCATCTTGTGTATCAATACCCGCAGTCAGCACTGCCACGCCATCAGGCACTTCGGCAGACCAGACCTCACAACGTTGCAGTAAATGTTTTTCGCTTAGTGCTTTTTCACCCCGATCTTCGTAGGGTTCGCCCAGCACAAGGTTAATAAACGTCTGACGCATGAGTGGATCATTTTTAACCCGCAGCCATTCGGCAACCAGATACTTCCATGCCGCATTCGGGAACAAACTGTAACCCGCCCAGATATGAAATCCGGCATGCCCTTTGAAGGGTTTTGTTGCCAGCCATTCACCCTGCTTTACCATTGCCGCTTTTTCATTATGCTGGATAACACAACCATTGTGGCGACAGACGTAATAAGCCGAATCGGGAATACCTTCCCCGCGTTCATCCTTATTCCATTTGATGCCATATGGCGTATCAGGCCCACCCCATTCCAAAACCTGCATTTCATGACAGTGTGGACAGGGAACGTAATAACGGCGCTGATCGCTTTCTTCATACGCCTTCTCAATTCTGCTCGTACCCTTTACCGTTGGAGTTGAACCCAGGACTATCTTGCGATTCCAGAATGTTTCTGAACGCTTGATACCCAGTGCGATTTGGTCACCTTCCACACCTGCACCACCAGAAGGATAGCCATCCACCTCGTCAAACAAAATGACACGGCAGGTGATTCTGCGAAAACCACCCGGACTGTTTGCCCCCACCAACGTTAAATGAGCACCATTAACAAACGTTTTTTTGAGGATGGTCTGATGACTGTCTTTCGCCTTTGGCGTACCACAGATATCCACCAATACTGGTGTATCGCGCAGCATCGGTGCAATCTCTGTCTTACTGTAATCCTCAGCATCTTCCACGCGCGGCTGAACAATCAAAATTGGCGATGGGTCATGTGCCAGATAATACCCAACCACATGGTCAAGAATTTTTGTATATCCAACACGGGCAGACTTCATTACCGAAACCTGTGTAACAGAAGGATCGGTAATGGCATCCATGATGCCATCCTGGTAAGCGAATGACCGGAAACGCCCGGTTTGGGCGCTGGTTTCTTTTGACAGTACTGCGTATTTATTAGCCCATTCGCTCAGTGATAGCGGTTCAGGGGGACGGATATCAAAACGCCGCTGGATCAACTCACGGGTAAAATTATGCCAGGCTTTGGTATCAGCTCTCTCCCCGATTTTTCTCTGCATCAAGGCTTAATTCCTCGAATGCCTCATACACCACCTCTTGCAGCGCCTGTACAAACTCCGCATCGTTAGTGGTCGAGGCCAGCACCCGTAACCGGGGACCATGTTCAGGAGCAATGGCGATCAGGCGGGTACGCATGCGAGAGTACTCTTTGCCAACTGCCTCGATCATATCTTTATATGGCAGAACCCCCCCGGATTTCATTTCGTGCTCTAATTTGGCAAGCAACGCCAGGTAGTTTTCTTTCATCGTCAGCGCTTCATCACGCGTCATCGTTGCGCCGTTCTCAGCGATCATGCGTTCAATCACTTTTGTGGCTGTTTCGGCGGGCTCTTTAGTTTTTTTGTTACCCGACCTGTTACCTGGCTTGTTACCCTGTCTGTTACCTTCTTCTTTTTTACTGGATCGGGTAACAGATTTTCGGTAACGCTCAATATTGGCGTTCGACGCCTCAACATCGATGTCTTCACCCCCCAGAACCAGCCAGCCACGGGCTTTCCATGTGGTTACTGTCTTTCGGCTAACATGATGCAATTTGGCAAAATCTGACTGATTCATTGTTACCCCAACTGTTACCTGTTACCCAAATTTCAAAAGTGGATAGCTAGTGAAATATCGGGGCGCGCAATGCCCGTGGAATAAATACCTCGGGGAAGGACCCAAAAAAGTTACGGAGGGGTATCACTCCATATGTGAATGATTTTGTTTTTCTTTTCATGGTTATGAGACCTCATTACTTCGCTGTTCTCATTGCCTCAGCCAGCGCGGCGCTCATCTCACAGGGCAACAGGTCAGCCGCCATCTGGTTGGCAAGGTCAAAATAACCCAGCGTTGGCGAGGCTTCCTGAGCGTCACCAAACCGCACCAGTAGCTTTAACCTGGGTTGTTTCCGACGTGGTGCGCGCGTACCGTTCGTTGAACGCTTGCCTTTCTTCTTGCCTGTTAGGGGCTGGTACTTCTTCCGCTGCCAGAAACCTGACGCACCATCAACGCTTCCAGCAAAAACGTTGGGATTAGCCTTGAGACCGGACAGTTTACCTTTGGGTAAGTTGCCGTATTTGTTGAGCCTGACACCTTTGGGGTTGAGTAAAGCTTTACCGCCAAGGTGCCGTGTGCCGCCAAACTCCTCGGGGGCCAGATATTCGGCGGCCGTGGGCCTGATGAATACCCTGGCCTTAAGGTTGGTCTTTCTGGCCGCTGTGGATGCTACAGAGTGAACAGTAAAAGGCGTTGGATTATCCAGTCTGCTTTGCAGGTTGTCCTTTTGCGCCTCCTGAATCTTACGCGCCATACTGGTCAACGCTCGCGCTGTCGCAAAAGGGATCTGCTTTTTGAGGTCCATTAACTGGCGCTCAAGGTCTTTTAGATGAGCCATTAAATGGTTTTATCTCCCCCTGCTTTCCAGCCACTGCATCGGCATAAATTGACGCCCCATACGTAGTACTGTCATTGGGTGATGCTGTCAACGCAATCCAACGACCTGACATGTCAGCCTCACAATCAATCAGGGTCTTTTCCCCGCATTAGCATGGCTGCAATTGCTCACCATAGGACCTCTTGTGGCTTTCAATAATTGACGTTGAGGAAGTAGAGCATCAACCCGTCACCCACCACATAGACTACAGCTCATGATTTCACTGTGTGTCGTTGAATGCACTTTAGGTGCCGGCCCTCATGATTTTGGAATCTTGTTCAAACACACCTGCCGTATATAATCCTGCAAGCCGTTTATTTGCTGCGCGGCGATATCGATTCTGTTTCGGAGGCGGAAATAATCCCGTTGAGCGGCCTCAGCAAGTCGGGCGGGGGCTGCATCATCCACGCGGGAGGCGGAGGAAGCGGCGGACATGTTGGGGCAGGTTGCCTTGACACGCAACCGACGACGCCCATCAGCCACATCGCGCTCAAGCTGGGCAATAAGGTTCTGGTCATGTTCAAGCTCTTTGGTGTGTTGTGTGTCCAGCGCAGTGACGGTCTGCATCTGCCGATTTAGCTGCTCAAATGCAATCTGTTGTTTTTCTCCATCAGACACGGCAATCTTTCGTGCTTTTTCAGCATCGTAATACAGTGTCCGGTAATACAGGGTTACACCTGACATTGAGGTCAGTAGCAAAGCGATAATGAGAGGAATTTTCCAGGTCATTTTCTACACAATACGCTATACTGCTAATAGCCTAGGCTGTTTCAAAATTTAACTCAAATATGGCTTTCGCTTTTTCGCCACGCGCTTTTGATGAGCATTCCTGACGGCTAACCGAGGCAAAGTCAGTCTCTGCAAAAGGGGCCGCATACAGGGCAAAAATGAATATCCACGTGGCGTCATCCTCTTGAAATATTTTGAGTATCATTTGTTGCTATAAAAATCGTGATCTGGTGTTGTGATTATTCTATTAATTTATGTCTTGTCTTGCATAAATAATAAAAAGGAGAGAATTGTATGGCTACAGAAATAAGGCTTGAAGGAGCTCTACTTAATATAGCTATCAATGATTATGATATCAGTAAAATTCAAAATGCTACCAACAAAAGCGATGTAGAGAGTCTTTGGGGTAAAATTACAGATTGGTTTTGTGGAACACGAAAAGAAGAAGCCAAGAAAGCATTGTTTGATGTTATCCATAATGATAATCCAGACAGAAAAATAGAATGTTTTAATCAATTGAGAGATATGGTATCACCGGCTTATAAAGACAAATTCACTTATAAGATAACAGAAGTTAATGATAATTTATTTACGGTTAATTTATTAATTACCGATATTTTATCAATAGAAAATTTGTCAACTACAGGGAAAAGTATTGATATAACAAGTGCTGCTAGCCATAGTCTTGACGGTGTCATGAATCGTGGGGACTTCAATTTAGAACAATTAAAGAAAGATGCCACTAGATTCACCTATACATTAAATTCTAAACTTTACAAACATGGATTTTTAACTGAATTAGAACTTGAAAAAATTACTGTTAATATGCCAAAAGCGCAAAAAAAATCACTGGATGTGATAGCTTCTCAAACTGGAGTTATAGCCATAAAAAATGGGATCCACGAACTTGGTTGCGGAATGTCCTTCGTGGGAACACCCGAATTGCAAAGTATCTCTATATCAACAAAAAAAGATGATGTAGTTAAAGTTGAACTGAATCTAATACAGAATCATTTAAATGAAAGATTTGATATTTATAAGCAAAGTCTTCCGGACGCTAAATATCCCTGTTTGAGTATGAAAGCGAATATAGATATTGATAATAAAGGAAATTATTATATTCGTGAAATAAAAGTATCTCACCCAGGAATTGATTAATCAAACTAACGCTAAGATGTTATTTTATTTGTTAATTTTGTATAATAATCCTTATATTTCGACGTGTGATTTGCGCAGCGGGGCGCAGGTCGTATAGACAAGCCCAGCACGATGCCAAGGCTCATTGAGTCGGACTGGTGAGTAAATCTGGCTTTAAACAAAGTTCGCGCTCTATGGCCCTACGGTTAATCAATCCTTTTGATACTTTTCCTTCGTCATATTTCCAGCGTCGCATCTCATCACAGGCTCCGCTCAAATCTCCGACGTTCAGCTTTTTCAGCAGCGTAGAGCGCTCAAACGCCCCACTGCCGATGTTGTAAACAAATGAAGTCAAGGCGGCTTTCTGTAAATCGGATAGCGGGAAAGTGACATAATGTTCAACTACGGAACGTGCTATCTGCAAATCCCGCCTCATCAACTCGCTACACTCTTCTTCGCTATAGATTTCCTCTGGCGTAACGTCCTTACCCGTATGACCGTGACAAACAGTGAGCACACCGCCCCCATCACGATAGGGCTTATAGCGCTTACCTTCATGCCATTGTACCAGGACAGCAGCAAGTGCTAATACACCGCCTGCCGTTGCCACCAGAAGGCGTTTTTTAAGTTGATTATTCATGATGGGTTTCTCGTTCGGAAACGGTATTCCTTGTGCCGGTAGTACCAGTTCAGCCCAACGGTCAGTAATGAACAGATAATCCCCGTAACCAGCGCCCATTCACTGAGCGATAGCGCCCCGCATAGAAACGTCGTCGCGCTCGCACCATAGGCAGTACCCGTTGTGTATTTTTCAATGTTGTTCATGGATAGGTTTATTTATTTCGAGTGTTTGAATGATGGGGTATGTTTCTTCTGAGGGAAAGGTAGCACTTTGTCAAAAAATCATACCTTGGTCATTGATTTGAGGAATAAGATTTTCTATTTCTTTTTTAGTCTGCAAAAATCTATCTGTTTCTAACTCCACGCCGATAGCTTGCCGACCTGATTGAATGGCGGCTTTCACCGTCGAACCGGAACCCATAAAGAAATCTGCTACAGTATGTTTCGGCTTGCTACTGGCGTTAATAATGTGCTCAAGCAAGGCTGCGGGTTTTTCACAAGGATGTTTACCGGGATAGTACAGTACGGGTGGAAAATTCCACACATCGGTATACGGCACATCTTTGGTGACAGAAAAAGGTCGGCGCAAGTTTTCATACTGTCGTTTAAGTTCGTCGTGCGTGAAACTCAGTTGATGGTGATTTTTGGAGAGAGACGACGCTGATTTTTTCTCTGCGGCTTTTTGCGAAAAGAATTCTTGCAAACGTTCATACTGTGTTTTGTTCGGTAACTGCCACTGAGAATACGAGAACCAATGCCGATGCATATGGCTTCCCATATACTGTTCAATTTCTTTGCCCGTGATATTGAGCTGATTTTTTGCGGTGATGAAATAGTCAATCAACGAAGCAAACACTTCGCTTTTTAACTCAGCACATTTATAGCCATCCTTATTTTTTGCTGTACCCTCTGCCCCGTACTGCTCTGCAAACAATATTCGCTCGGTGCTTGGAAAATATGAGCGTAGCCATTCTTTTGAGCATCCAGTCCCACGACCATAGGGTTTAGCCCAAATAATGTGATTTAACATCCTCATGTGATTTCTTAGCATAATTTCGGTATCTGCGGCCAATTCTGCGCTACAAAACAGGTAGAGACTGCCGTTTGGCTTTAATATCCGCTGGAATTCAACGAGGTAATCATTTAGCCACGCCAGATATTGCCCGGTTGTTTTCCACTGCCTGTCCCATGCACAGGATTTAACACGGTAGTATGGCGGGTCAGTCAATATCAGGTCGATAGAATCATCAGGAAGTGTTTTAACGTATGGCAAAGCGTCGCCGTTAACCAATATCGGCTGGTTTGAAAAAGTCATCGTTATGACCTTGGATTTTAAATGTGATTGAGCTTGTTGGTGTATTAATGATTTTTTCAGACAGCGACGATTTAACAATATTCATCAATTACAACAACACACTTGCCGCCTTTCACGCCGCCGTTGTGATCCATCTTCTCAACGGTCATCACGCGAACCTGGTTGTCATCGTTCCAAATGTTTGCACCGGTTAACGAATCAAGCACGCCTTTGGAATAATTATCCACATCACGCTTGATCTTGTTGGGTAGATAGAGCTGCATCAATACAGAGACCTCCCCTTGAAATTTTTGACATCCGGATTTCTGGCGCATCTCGTTGACAATTTTTGCGGTTGTTGCTTTAAATTCTTTGGCTTTATCACTGAGGTAAGTTCGGTTTGAATTGTGCCGCCAATAGGTATTCACGCTGGGCGGGAAAGGCAGTTCGATTATCATGATTAATGCGCTTTCAGTAGGCATGGTCATAGGGGGAGAACAGGGTGATATCGAAGAATCGTGTGTTCATTTCGCCAGACGGGGGGATTTTAAAATGCAAAAAGCCCCCACCGAAGTGGAGGCTTTTTGTTTGTAACTACTGTAGTATGGGGCGATTATGTGTCCAAACGTCCGGACAGTCAAGCAGTTTTAATTCAAATTTTATGTGATGTTTAAGAGTACATCGACTTGACCCGCAATGTACGCTTCCGCTCTGCTCAGACAGGCGGTAATGTAATCGGCTCTTTTGTTTATTTTTCGCCCTATCGCCCGACAAGAGGCCTTGCCTCGATAATAGGCGACGACAATCTCATAGCCCAATGAATCAAAGTGCTTGAGCCTGGCGACTGCCCGGTCCACTTTTTCTGCCTCGTTATCGGGCAGCATCGGCCGGATATCACTACTGGCCATGGGTACAGGCCAAGATGACAGGGGATATTCCGTCCCCACCCGCGTGCCTGCCCAGTTGCCCCAGGCGGTCAATCGATATCGAATCTCTTTCATACCGCTGCCTCCTCGACGTACTGCTCAATCACCACCACACATTTGCCGCCTTTGGTATCGCTGTGAGGGTCCTTTTTCTTCACCGTCATCACTCTGACCTGGGCGTCATCGGCCCAAATCCCTGCTTTGGTCAGGGCATCTAATACGCCTTTAGGATAATTATCCACGTCTCTCACCCGTTTGTCCGGCAGATACAGTGTGAGCAGTACGGAGACGTCCCCAAGGAAGGGGTGATGACCCTGTTTCATGGACGATTGGGCGACTTCGATGGCGGTCAATCGCTGAAACCGTTTCGCCGCCTCGCTTAAGTAAACACGACGGGCGGTGCGCACCCAGTAGTGATTCACACTGGGCGGAAAAGGCAGTTCAATTCTCATCGCCATAAGGGATTGAGCATCGAAAAAGGGGTTTTGGGATGAAAACGACGTTCTGGCAGAGACACCACCACATCCCACAACCGGACATCCTCGTTCAGATATTTTTTCATTCGATACCCTCTCTGCTGATAGTGATGCGTTAAAAAATCGGCTTCCTCCTGACTGATACCCGTATAGCGGAAAGGGGTGTTGAAGGCAGTGCTCATGCTGCCCCTCGAGGGAAACCTGAGTATTGTAAACACGCAAGTGTGAGGTGATTGCTGGATGTTTTTGTGGTCTGCGACATGGAAGAATACAAAGGTGTCCCCTAGAGACGAAAATCCCTAGGATGACTCACCGAATAGCCTTTGTTCAGGTGCAAAAGTGCACTTTAAGGGGAAGTCAAGGAAAGTGGTTAAATAAACAATGAGCGGTTTTTGAAAGTTTATTTTGATAAAAATGAATATAGTGTTAAGGGAGTTCATATTTCTATCAATCATAATTTTTATAGTAAGTACGGAAAAATCATGCCAAACCGAGTAACACAGTCACATTCTGGCGTGCCTGCCATTGCAGGTTTAACAGAAAGCACTGACCAACCAGCAATACAAAGTATCCCCCTTAGTAACGTTAAGAATGTGACAAAAACAATCGAAACGTCTTCAAGAAGCCAAATAAACTCTAAAAAATCGAGTGATGAGCTTTCCGTAGCGAGTTTTTCTGGAGCTGGTAATACAGAAAAGAAAACCTCGACAGTAAGCACAAGGCCTTCAATAACCCATGAGAAAGGGGACGAATTCACAACAAAAATCAGGAAAAAAATTGAGGGCAGTTATCGTTTCAAAAGTGAGGCATTGTTAGAATCGAATTGGGCAATTGATAAAGATGTCAAAGCGATTTGTGCATTAGCCGTTCGCATCTTATTTTCAACTGTTGATAATGCTTTTAAATATGATACTAATCAAGCATCTGGGGTAATTTCACTAAAAAAACACAATGATTTTACAGAAATACAGTTTTTGATATTTGTTAACAAAAATTCATCTGGGGACCTTGTCAGCATCAATACATTTGATCAATTTTTGATTGAACACGCCGCTAAAAATTCTGATTCTGGGATCATCGTAGTAGACAACAAGTTTTTCAACAAAACTAAATTTTTTGATAAACAAACCCCAGAAAAATATAAAGAAATGGGCTTTCAACTTGTTGACAATGATAATAAGCATTATGGCTATTCTAAGGTTTGTATGTTGCTCGACCTCAATAAAAGTCCTCTTTGGGAAAAAGACTCAAATGGTAAGTGGTGTTTTAAAGAGACAAACCAATAGATAAAATTATGTAGTACACTTAGCTTTAAAAGGCATTAACTCCCTACGTCTGCCGAATCACATTCAAGACCTGCCTTCTCGACAGACCGTATTTCAGGGCCAGTTGGTCGGCTCTGGAGCCGGTGAGGTTGCCGCTGTGGTAGTCCTGTCGGAGGTGATGATTACGCACGGCGCGAAAAAAATATTTGCTCGGCAGGTCTAACACAGTGCCGGCATAATACGCACAGAGCCGCTCGGCATCTTGACCTCCCAGCAAGAGGGCCAATGGGTCGTTTGCCTGGATTTTTTTAGGGACATAGACTCTCGCGCCACCCATGCTTTGACCTAATTTGCAGGTGAGGGCAGGGCCCAAGAGGTCGGTCATTTCCTGTAGCAGATTCGTTAAAATACCGCCTCCTTTAAACGCACTGACTTTTCTGTTGTCGATAGCTGTTCCAGGTGAACGCCAATGTGCCACCCCCGCCTTCCTGCATCCGGTCCATCACGCGCTCTCCGATACAGTCGGCCATTTCCGCTGGGGCCAGATTGCTGATGAGGACGCTGGGTTTCAACTGCTCGTAACGCGTATTCAGGATTTCAAACAGAATGATTTTTTCAGTGTCACTGCCAAACTGGACCCCCAGTTCGTCGATGACCAGCAGGTCTGGGCGGGCATAGTCCTGAATCACCTGGGTTTCGGTTTTCTCAGCGGTCTTGCTCCAGGTGTTTTTAACGGCTCGAATCATCTGCAGGGCACCTGTCAATAACACCGAGGCCTGATGTGTCTGGATGAGGCTTTTGGCCATCGACACCGCCAGATGATTTTTCCCCGTCCCCGGACGACCACACAGGACCAGTCCCCCACCTTGCGACCGTCGTGTGGGCCAGTGCTCTGCGTAGCGTTGACAGACGGCAAGACACTGTCTGGCCTGTGCATTCACCGGCTGGTATGACTCAAAACAGGCCTGTTCAAAACGGGGCGGAATGTGGGCGTTTTTCAGCAATGTTTGAATCAGAGCCTGTTTTTTTCTGGCCTGCTCTGCTTGCACCTGGTTTTGCATGTCTGCCATTTTTGTCTCAAGGCACCGCGGGCACTCGGTTCGGGTTTGAACATGAGGCAAGGCCTTAAAGGTGCGACACCGCTGTTCAAAAGACCCGTGCTCTGGACACTCGGCCTTGGACACCCTGACCTCCGTGCCCGCGATGGTTTCTACAGGCGCATTGAGCGTCTTGAGCTTGTCCTGAATGTATTGCAATCTCTCTCGCATCTTAGGCTCCTTCCAGTGCCCAGGCCGGTAATCTCGTTTCGCCATAGTCTTTTTCCTGAAACGGCACGTTGAAACTCGATTTGGGTCTCCATCGAACGCCGGCAATGGCCTGTCGGTTTTGGTAGTTGAGTTTGGCACTGGCCACCGAAAACCAGCTTTTGGGTGGGTCGTGGGTGAATTCTAAATCCAGTCGGGCCAGCTCTCGGGGCAAATCCAGATGCGGGAACAACGACTCCCAGCGTGTCAAATCCTCAGGGTTGAGTTTGATGACATGCCCCTCAAAGGCGTATTTGCTCCGCAGAGGGATTTCTGTTGACACAGGATTGGGGTTTTTTGAAAACACCCTCTCCTCGTCATTGAAACAAAATTTTGGCGCATTCTGGGTGTTAGGTTTTATGACTGGTTCTTTGACTGGTTCAAAAGACTGACTGATTCTGGTGTCAGCTGTCGCCCCAGGGGGTGGGTCGTCTCCTGACCCAGAGCGAGGTGTCACATCACCCAGGGGGGTTGCCAGTTGACCTGGGGGGAGGTCGCCGGTTGACTCAGGTTTTGTCGATTTGAGAGACGGAATGTGTTCGACGGCCATCGCTTTTTTCAGCGTCAGATAATACAGATTAGAGGCATTCCCCTGATGCGTGCCGGCCCGTGGAATTTTTCTCACCAAACCCAGTCTGATTAATGCCTGGATATGCAATTTGACCGTGCTTTTACTGCATTCACACACTGTGGCAATATGCTGATAAGAAGGCCAGCACGCGCCTTTTTCATCGGCATGGTCGGCCAGTTTCAGTAAAATGAGTTTCCGCAGGGGGTTGCCGACAGAAATATGATTCATCACCTGGGTCATCAAAGTCATGCTCATCGAAAATTCCTTTTGAAGTGAGAGGGAGAAATGTGTGTTTATTGACGCTTTGGGTCATGGTGTAAAGTTCAGAGAATACAGATGAGATTGATGCTCTTCTTGTTCTGAGGTGCGCTATTGAATGCGAACGAATCCCTCTGATACCAACTCTTTCAGATGTTTTTGCGCTGTTCGGTCCGTAGTTTCACAATATTGGGCCAAGCAAGGGATAGACGTACACTCGCCCTTCTCATCCGCATCATGAGCCAGTTTGAGTAGAATCAGTTTTCGAATCGGATGACCGACAAAAATATGATTCATCACTTGGGTCATCAAAGTCATTCTCATCGAAAATTCCTTGTTTTTTTCTGAATTTTGTTTCATAGTTCAGGTCCTTCATGGAATTTATATTCCTGAGACCAAAGCCGGCTATCCTGATATGTAGCCGGCTTTACCTTCCAGCTATCCTGAATGCTGCGTTTTATTGTGGTCACTTTTTCCCCTTCCATACACCCGTAGTGTGGCCTTCACTTGAGAATCCCTGCTCGCCATATGTTGACGATGCGCGGCCATAATCTTTTCTTCCTCTTTTCTATCAATACCGCCGTCGTCCTGAATCGATCCCAGAATCAACTCATCCACAGCGCTGCCCTTCACGTTGCTTCGCAAGCCCATGTGATACAGCTCCACGTTATCCAGGGTGTCTGGTTCAGGCATCGGCACCACCAGGGTGTCTGGTTCAGGCATCGGCACCACCAGGGTGTCTGAGCGCTCAGCAAAGTACTCTGCCACTAAACTTGATTGGCTTAAGCTCTGTAAGGCCAACAGCTCATCCACGCTAAAAAATCGACATCCTTTGCTTTCATATAACCGATTGTTAAATTTGATGTCGCTCATGCCTAAATAAGCGGCGGCGACAGACCGTCCCCCTTCAATTTTTTTTAACATCTCATGAATCAATTCGCGTTTTTCCATAATGTGCTCTTGGCCTCTATAGTGATGTTTAGTGGAATATTTTGAGAAGATGGGCCATGATAAAATCAACTCATCTTTCTGGATGTGGAAAAAGATCGGGTAAATCAGGGCGAATTTCGTAGGCTTGAAATGCCCCATTGGTGGCTTTGATTAAAGATCCTACATTTGTAGGGGCCACTTTTGTTTTGCAATGTAACCACTTCTGAACAGCTGATTGTGTCACACCACAGGCGTTGGCTAATTTTGTTTGACTGCCAAGTATTTTTACGGCTTTTTTTATAACTTTGTTCATATTAATTACCTAAATCTTTTTTTAGCTTAATTTTAGTATTTAAGTAATAAATATGCAAGCACTTTAGTTGTTTGACGCTTCATAACTCAAGTTGTATTTTTGATAACATGAAAATGACATTTGCAGAACGAGTTAAATACGCGATGAATCTGGAAGGGTTCACTCAGGCTTCTCTCGCCAAAAAAGTAGAACTTTCACAGTCCGCTATCCAAAAAATCACCTCGGGCAAAAGCCTTCGCTCAAAAAAATTATTGGATATTTCTCGTGCTCTCAAAGTTCGTCCTGAATGGTTATGGGATGGAATAGAGCCCATGAAAAACAAATGGTCTCAATCAAATGCAATCATTCAAAAAATAGAACTCGATGATTCTCATCAATTTATTTGTGAAAATGAGCCTCAATTTCCTCTTTATAGTCGTATAGAACGGCTATTGATCCCTAAAAACAAGGAAAAAGAGGATGATTTCAAGATGATTCGATTACCTATGGATATCGCCAAAAAAACGAATACGAATGCCACTCATTGGGTAGGCATACTTGCACCAGATACAAGTATGCGTCCCACTATTCAGGAAGGAGCAATTGTTGCTATCGATGAAAGTATGATTGAAATTAAAAATGGAAAAATATATGCCATATCTATTGGCAATATATGCATGTTAAGAATTCTGTATGCTTTACCAAACAAAAAAGTAAAAATACGCAGTCTCAATTCAGATGAATATCCAGATGAATCATTATCTCGCGACGAAGTGATAATATTGGGAAAAGTTTTTTATACTGCCACTATGATTGATTAATCATACAATTTATTGCTGTACATATCTGTACAGCAATTTTTTAATACTTTTATCATCTGCTGTACTCCATTCATTTTCTATGAATCAATTCAATTCATAAATAAAATATTTTCTTGTTAAAGAAAAAATCATTTTATTAAAAACCACCTAATACTACTTTTTTTTCAAAAAAACTACTTTTGTCATTGACATTAATACAACTTAAATATTAATATATTTTATCAAGACGTAAAAGCTTAACCCCGCAAGGCGAACGCTCTTTAAAAACTCAAAGGTATGCCGAGAAGGTGTACACCCTCACTCAGTGAATTTCGGGATGAGATGACGGCTTTATAAAGCAAGATCAGGGAAACCCTAGTCAACTCATCACCCAAACTCATTGACAGGAGAAAGCGTATGAATGCCAAAAAAAGATGCAAACTCAGACGAACCGTCCGGCGTCGAGAAGAAAGGCAAAGATTGGAATCACATTGGAGGGAAGAGCGAAAAAGGGGGCCTGTTTTAAGCGTACCTAAAGTGCTTTTACATTGCCCCACACCCGAATACAGCTTAGATAACCGAATGCTCTACAGGGTGTGGTTATTTCGGGCGAAAAGTCATCGTTAAAGACTTAACGAAGATACTTCAACATCAGGCCGATAGACACCACTAAAAAGCCTATCATTCCGCCCATTTTGATCGTTAAACTTAAACCCAGTTTCTCTAGTTTGTTATTCATATCTTTACGAATATCAGCAAACTGAGACTCCATATCTTTACGGACATCAGCAAACTGAGCATCCACTTTTTCAAATCGGGTATCGATATCTTTACGGATATCAGCGATCTCAGCAGATAAGTCTTTACGGACATCAGCTATCTCAGCAGATAAGTCTTTACGGACATCAGCTATTTCTTTTTTGACATCAGCGATATCGCGCTTTACGTCCGCAATATCCGCCTTGGTCGCCACATCCTTTGCTTCATGTGACTGACGTATGACTTGAAAAATGGCTTTGGCCTGTTTTTTGTCCAGACCGGACTCTTCCAGGTCTTCAAGAATTTGAAACGTATCAGAGGCTAAATAATTCATGATTGTGGACTCCTTACTCTGAGTTTGATAAGCAGTCTGGGCCATTCTTTATCCTTTAAACGAGTTTATACCCTTGACTTTATCATAAACCGATTTCAGTGAACAGAATTTTGCTTTTCAGACGCACGCCTTTCATTTCGGATTAACTCACTCAATTGATTGCATTCCCCTTTTATCGGGCGGGCTTCTCTCGCCTTTTATTTACAGGAGCATCCTATGAAAAAACATCAACATCGGCCTGGACAGAAGAAAAAGCCCCCTTATCACCCCTTGATTGCCTGGTTTCTTCACTTATTGCATATCCTAAAACAAAAGGGGACACCATGAAATTTTGCATTTTAGGCCCCTTTCTGTTGATTGATTTGGCGGAACAACGGCACTGTTTCCCCAACACCGACTCAGGCTATCGGGAGATGGCCCGGGCTTTTTGTGACAGCAAAAGCATTGACTTCACCTCACCCTCATCCTCTCACAGGAGACCCTCATGGGCACGGTCAGCTTGATTTTAGGAGAATCCGGGACCGGGAAAACAGCCAGTCTGCGACACCTCAATCCCAAAACCTGTTTATTGATTCAGTCTATTCAAAAACCGCTGCCCTTTCCGGCCAAAGCCTGGAGACCCTGGGAGACCAAAGACCCTCACAGCAGTATTTATGTCAGTGACCTCTGGCAGCCGGTGAAGATGGCGTTGGCCAGAGCCTATTCCTACGGAAAACGCATCGCCGTCGTCGATGATTTTCAATACATCATGGCCAACGAGTTTATGCGCCGGGGAGAGGAAAAATCGTACGAGAAATTCACCGAAATTGCGCATCATACCTGGGACATCCTTCAGCACACGATTCATCACACGCCCCCTGACCTGAGGGTGTATTTTTTGTCTCACACGGAAGAAACGGGTTCCGGCAAAATCAAGATGAAAACTGTGGGGAAATTACTGGATGAAAAAATCACGCTTGAGGGGATGTTTACGACTGTGCTTCGGACCTGTGTCAAAGACGGTCGATACCTCTTGAGTACTCAAAATAACGGCTTTGATACCGTCAAATCTCCCATGGGTCTGTTTGACAGCGCAGAGATTGACAACGACTTGTCCTTCGTCGATGCCGCTTTATGTGATTATTACCAGCTCACCCCATCCAAAAACACCACAGGAGCCATTGCATGACCTTGAATCCCTTTATTTACAATCCACAACAGGCGTTAGCGGCCGGCCAAAGTGGCTTTATCACGGACTCTGGGGCGTATGTCGTGACGATAACAGACGCCCGGTTCAGTGTTCAGCCCAGCGGGGCCAAATCGATGGAACTGTCGATTGAAACGGAGGAGGGGCGTAAAGCGCAATATCTTCATCTGTACCATGAAAAAAAAGACGGGACGGCCAATCCTTATGGCCTTCATCTCATTCATGCCCTGATGGGATGTATGGGGGTGAGGCAACTCCATCCTCCCACGCATCCAGGCGGCCCGGTGTCTGAGTTCATCGGCAAAAAAGTGGGCCTGATGTTGCAGAAAACCCTGAAAACCAGGGCAGATGGCAAAGAAACCTACCGCCTCGATATTATCCTGCCCTTTTTCGCCCAGACCCGTCAAACCCTCAGGGAAAAACTCGACGGTCAACCGGCTCGTGATGTCGACAACCGATTGGCGTCTCTCAAAGACAAAGATGAGCGAGTATTCAAAAAAAGGGAGGAGATGAACGTCCATCCGTCGGCTTTTGACGACGCCATTCCTTTTTAACCACGGAGGTAGAGATGATGCAACAAAGAACCCCTGACTGGTTCGAGGCCCGTTGTGGCAAAGTCACGGCCAGCCGGTTAGGAGACCTGATGGCCAAAACCAGAGTGGGGGTTGCCGCCTCGCGGGCACGATATCAGGCCGAGCTGATTTGCGAACGTCTCACCGGGCAACGGGAAGAGGGGTTTGTCACGGCGGCCATGAGAAGAGGCACGGAGTTAGAACCCGAGGCCCGCGACCTGTACCGCCTGTATTCCGGGAACGAAGTGAAAGAAGTGGGACTGATACCCCATCCGACCCTCCCTGATTTTGCGGCCAGTCCGGACGGGCTGGTCAATCCAGAGGGATTGCTGGAAATCAAATGTCCGAATGCGTGGACGCATCTTGAACTCGTTAAAACAGGGCAGATTAAACCCGCCTGGCGACTCCAGATGCAGGCGCAAATGCGGTGTACGGGCAGAGCCTGGTGTGATTTTGTCAGCTATGATAATCGCTTCCCGCCTGAGCTCGCCTATTTTCAGACCCGGGTGTCTTTTGACCCCCTGTTGAACGAAGAAATTGAACAGGCCGTGCGCACCTTTCTCAATGAAATAGAGGAAGAAATTCAGTCTATCAAGCGAAAAGCGGCTAAAATGCCATCTCAAGTACGACCCGTAACAGACAGTCTCCCTATGTAACCTCATTTATCCCAAAGGACATATCTGATGAAAAAAATCCTGATTCTGCTCATCACCGGTTTATTGAGCGCTTTCTCGTGGGCGGATGACATCACGGGACGCGTCGTCAGCGTTCATGATGGCGATACGCTCATTCTGCTCACCCCTGAACAAAAGCAGATTAAAATTCGACTGGCAGAAATAGATACGCCAGAAATCGGTCAGCCCTATGGAAACAAAGCAAAAAAAGCCCTGTCTGATTTGGTTTTTGATAAAACCCTCACCGCTCGTTCAAATAAAAAAGACCGGTATGGCAGATTCCTGGCGAACCTGTATCTGGGAGAGGTGTGGATTAATGCGGAAATGGTCAAACAGGGGGATGCCTGGGTGTATCGACAATACAGTCGAGACCCGCGTTTGCTGGCTTTCGAAAAAAAAGCCCAGGAAGAAAAAAAGGGACTGTGGGCTCTGCCAGAGTCACAACGCGTCCCGCCCTGGGAATGGAGAAAATCCAGACGGACCCAGGGAAAGCCCACCGCTTCGGCTTCTGAACCCGCTCAGTGGACCTGTGGCGCCAAACGCACCTGCTCACAAATGACCTCCTGTGAAGAAGCCCGATTTTATTTGCAACAATGTGGGCTGAGTGCATTGGACAGAAACCAGGACGGCGTGCCGTGCGAAAAACTCTGTAGTTAACTGCAATATTCAATCAAGAAAAACAATCTGTATTCCAGAACCCTCTGCTCGTGATAACCCATATCACGGGCAAAGCACGTCTTTCTGATTTGTTTTTATCCCCCGCGTTTCACTGAAAAAAACACCTACACCTTATTCAAATTCATCATTTTAATTTTGAGGACTTTGTTATGCCTGAGATACATCAACTGATCTCCCTCGAGACTCATAGCCTGGAGGGAGAAACGGTTCAGACAGTCAATGCCCGTAGTCTTCACGTTTTCCTAAAAAGTGGTAAAGATTTTTCAAGCTGGATTAAAAACCGGATCCAGCAGTACGAATTTATGGAAAACAAGGACTATATAGTTTTCACCCATTCTGGGGAAAACCCCAGTGGAGGACGCCCCGTGAAGGAATATGCCATCAGCATCGAGATGGCAAAAGAGATTTCGATGGTTGAGCGCAACGAAAAAGGGAAAGAGGCGCGCCAATACTTTATCCAGTGTGAGAAACGGGCGAAAGCGCTTCCCACGCAGCCGATTCAAATACTCAACGACCCTGCCGAATTACGTCGCCTTCTGCTGACCTACACCGACAAAGTACTGGCACTTGAAAGTCAACTCAATGAAATGGCCCCCGATGTACAAGCCTTGCAGCGCATCGCCAAATCTGAGGGCGGTATGTGTATCACCAATGCCGCCAAGGAGTTGCAGGTTCGTCCCAAAAACCTGTTTGCTTTTCTCCGTGAACAGGGCTGGATTTACCGCCGTATCGGGGGCAAACATTGGATCGCTTATCAAAACAAAATTCAGTCTGGTTATCTCGAGCATAAAATCTCGATTATCCCGTGCGACGACGGTATCGATAAAATTCGTGAACAAGTACTGGTGACCCCGAAGGGATTAGCAAAACTGTCCCAGAAACTCACTTATCAGGCGGCTTGAATAAAGCACATTGACGATAGGAACGAGCATGCGCTATATTCCATTTGCACCTGCCAATTCAGGTGTCGGGATTATCAACCCGAATATCTACAAAGGCGCATACCACGCCAGACGTGGTTTTTTTATGCGTACATCCTGAACATCCTTCTATGGTGGACTGGATGGGGCAGTCGAAAGGCTGACCGGATTCCTTTGTAGCCGGTGTTGATAACCCTATTCAGTTCATCACCAATGAGATTATCAACTCCGGTGGTGATTATCCTAACTACAAAGGAATACCACTATGAAAAATCAACCTATTTGTTTATCTTTCCAAGAATCACATGACATACGCATACAATTATTAAATGGCGAACCATGGTTTTGCCTCGTTGATATATGTTCTGTTTTAGAACTGCAAACTCGTTCAATTGGTAAATTTCAACTTGATATGCAAGGGGTGGAAAAACTTTCCACTCCCACGGTCGGTGGAAATCAAGAACTGGTATTTATCAATGAACCGAATCTTTATCGAGTTATTTTTCGTAGTAACAAACTTGAAGCCAAACAATTTCAGAACTGGATATTTAATGAAGTGCTCCCTCAAATTCGAAAAACAGGGCAATATCTTCCTGAAAAACACCACCCCCAATCCCCAGAAGTGTTTAACGGCAACGACCTCAACAACCTGGCTCGTTTAGTCTGGGAGATGAGTCACGGATTTCGTTTTGACAACTCATGGCGTCATGGTATTTGGTCTGCTCTGCGGCAGGTCACCGGGATTCCCTCTCCGAAACCGTTTCAAACCCGTCACATTCCTCTGATTGCCGAAGAATGCGTTCGGATTTTTCATCTGACGAATCGCTTCAAAGACGTCGTCGCAGACACAGAAAAACAGGTCATCCGTCGTGTTATTCGACAACGGGAAGACGCCGATAACGTCATTTCGGAAATGAACGCTTTACTGGAAGCGGCGGCACATCACACCGAACACACCTTGGCATCGACCCTGGAAAAGTGGCAACAGCGTGAATTAACGCAATTTCTTCACCGAGGCCAGACGACTTAAACCTCGCCTTTCTTTGACTTTTTACTCTCACCTTTTATCGGGCGGGTTCTTTTCGCCCTTCATACGGCCTCATTCATCGGCCGTAGACATTGCCTATTGACTGATAAGGACTTGACTATGTCTCAAACACATCCCCTGATTGCCATCAAAGCGCGCCTCATCAATGGAGAAACGGTTCAAACGGTCAATGCCCGTGACCTTTATCACTTTTTGGAAGTGCGGCTCTCGTTTTCAACCTGGATGAAACAGTACATCAAGAAATATGAATGGGTCGACAATACAGACTATCTCGTTTTTACCCATTCGGGACCTCATGCCGGACGCCCGTTCAAAGACTATGTCCTCACCCTGGAGAAAGCGAAAGAGATGGCGATGCTGACACGTACCGAAAAAGGTCACGAATTACGCGAATACTTGATGAATGTAGATAAAGAGCCCTTTGAATCGCTCAACGACCCTGCCGAATTACGTCGCCTTCTGCTGACCTACACCGACAAAGTGCGCGCTCTTGAAAACAGGTTGAACGAAATCCTGTCCTGACCTAACACCTTTGTTCTTTTTTGGCGAATTGCTCTCGCCCTCAATCTCGCCTCATTCGAATGAATGGGGCTTTTTTTATCTCTATTTTAAAGGAAACACCCCATGGAAATCACGCTTAAAGAGTGGAATCAAAAACAGCCTCGCCCCCGTTGCATCGAACAAGTCCGTCGATGGGTCCGCGCAGGCATCATCTACCCCGCTCCTCGTCTCGATGGCAGGGAATACCTCGTTCAAGCCAATGCCATCAAAATCAACCCCCTCAGCGTCAAATATCACACTGGACAAACCCTCATGGAAAAAATACATGGCCCGCAAAAGAAAAACGGCTAATCGGGACCTGCCCCCGAATCTCTACGTTCGCAACAACGGCTATTACTGCTACCGAGACCCAAGGACGGGGAAAGAATATGGATTAGGAAAGGAAAAGCGAATGGCCATCAATGAAGCCATCTCGGCCAATCGGCAGATTTTTGACGCCCCTGTGAGCCTGACCGACAGAATCAACGAAGTGAAGACGCTCTCGATGACAGAATGGATTGAACAATTTACCCAAAAATTACAGCAACGCGGGCTTCGTCTTAATACACTAAAACATTATCTTTCAAGATTAAACCCTATCAAACAGGCATTTTCTGATAGGGCTATTAACACCTTGACGACGAAAGAGATTGCAAAATTTTTAAATAGTTATACTGAGCGAGGGAAAACCGCCACTTCAAAATTAATCCGTAGCACGCTCATCGACCTTTTCAATGGAGCGATAGCCGAAGGACATTTAGAAACCAATCCGGCAGCGCCGACAAAGAATCCTCGCGTACAGATACAAAGAGCGCGCTTATCTTTAGAAGAATTTTTGTTCATCAGACAGTGCAGCCATCCCCGCTCAACCCGTATCAAATTCGGCATGAATTTAGCGTTACTGACAGGCCAAAGACTCGGAGATATCCAACAAATGCAGTGGCAAGACATTCATGATGGGAAGTGGTGGCTGCAACAGGAAAAAACAGGGATGAAATTAGCGATACCATTAACCTTAAATTTAGAGGCGATTGAAGAGACGTTTGAAGGTATTCTAAACCAATGTCGAGAACAGATAGGAGGAGAAAAATATGTGTTAATTAAAAAAGGAAAAGATACCCCTGCATCTGCTCGCTTATCAGAGGGATTTAAAGAATTAAGAAAAAAATCTGGCTTAAAATGGGAAGGAACCCCGCCTTCATTCCATGAAATCAGAAGCTTATCGGCGAGATTGTACAGCGAAGCCAAAGGTAAAGAGTTTGCTCAGAAATTATTGGGCCACAAATCGGCCAATATGACAGATAAATACCGAGACAGCCGAGGCAGTGAATGGGAGACGATTTGAACCTCCTTTTTAATTTTTAGGGATTTAATTGAGTCTCTAAAAAAGACAGAAATGAATAATACCATTATGAGTGAATTGTGATTTATTGTGACTTTTCTGTTTTAAATTATTGATTTTTATATCAAATAAAACAATCTATCTATGCAACGGTAACTTAGCGCTTCAGCAAGGTGATCCTTCTTAATATTTTCTTGTTCAGCTAAATCCGCAAGTGTTCGAGCTACTTTCAAAATGCGATGCCAAGCACGTACGGAAAGACCTAATTTTAACAACACTTGTTCTAAAAATTGAGCATCCTTAGTGCTTATATGACAAAATTTAGCCACTTCTTTATTATTGAGATGAGCGTTGATTTTTTTTGTTCTATTTAATTGGCGTTCACGAGCTTTCAGAACACGCGTTCTAATAGTACTGCTGCTTTCACCCTGATTTTCTTGCATTTGTAATAAACCAGGAGGTAATAAAGGAACTTCAATAGATAGATCAAACCTATCAAGGAAAGGACCAGAAAGTTTTGAAAGATATCGTAAAATTTGTTGTGGGGTTGTTCGATGATGAATACCTTTATAATGCCCACTTGGGCTTGGGTTCATGGCCGCAATCAACTGTACCCTTGCAGGAAAACGAATCTTGGCCATGGCGCGAGAAATGATAATCTCCCCAGATTCTAGTGGTTCTCTTAATGAATCTAGTACCCTGCGTTCAAATTCTGGTAATTCATCTAAAAATAATACGCCATTATGAGCTAAAGATATTTCGCCTGGACGAGGTAAAGATCCCCCGCCCACTAAAGCAGCAATCGAGGCACTATGGTGAGGGGATCGAAAAGGACGCTTACGCCATTGAGTCGGATATTTTTCAATATTTAATAAACTGTTTACAGCAGCGGTTTCCAATGCTTCCTCGTTTGTTAATGCAGGTAGTATGCCAATCAATCTGCTAGCCAGCATCGTTTTGCCAGTACCAGGTGGGCCAATTAGTAATAAATTATGCCCCCCAGCTGCAGCCACTTCGAGAGCTCGTTTTGACTGCTGTTGACCAATCACATCTTGAAGATCAGCATACGTATCTGTTAGATCAGTTTCATTATTTACAACAGAAAGTAAATTTTCTTCTCCACTTAAAAACCCACACACCTCTAGCAAGTGTTTGGCAATCATAACCTCCCCTTCAGGGATTAACGTCATTTCTAGAGAATTAGCTGAAGGTAATATCAGCTTCCGATTTGCTTTAGAGCATGCAAGAGCCGCTGGAATTGTGCTATTAATAGGTCGTAATGCACCAGATAAAGCTAATTCACCTAAAAATTCATAATGAACTGATTTGTGACCACTCACTTGTTCTGAGGCTATTAATATGGCTAAAGCTATAGGTAAATCGTAACGCCCACCTTCTTTTGGTAGATCTGCAGGTCCTAGACTCACCGTAATACGCTTGGCTGGAAACATAAAACCACTGTTCAAAATCGCACTCCGTACGCGATCTCTCGCTTCTTTTACCGCGGTTTCAGGTAAGCCCACCAGGGTAAAACAAGGCAATCCATTACTGATATGCGCTTCAACCGCAACTGCAGGAGACTGTACCCCCAGACTCGCTCGAGTGTTGATTACTGCCAGTGCCAT